ATAGGTGTTAATATGAAGTATACAGAGAAAATGCCCGACATCAGCATCGAAAGCGAAATGAAAAAATCGTATCTCGATTATGCCATGAGCGTGATCATTGGCAGAGCTTTGCCGGAGGTGCGAGACGGCCTTAAGCCGGTCCATCGTCGGGTCCTGTTTGCCATGCGCGAACTCAGAAACGATTGGAACAAGGCCTATAAGAAATCTGCCCGTATCGTGGGTGATGTTATCGGAAAGTACCACCCCCATGGCGACACGGCCGTTTATGATACTATCGTGCGGATGGCCCAGGATTTTTCTCTGAGGTATCCCCTTGTAGACGGTCAGGGTAATTTTGGTTCCATCGATGGTGATCCGCCTGCTGCCATGCGGTATACCGAGATCAGAATGATGCCTTTGGCCCATCAGATGTTGGAGGATCTGGATAAGGAAACCGTTGATCTTGCAGCAAATTATGATGAATCGTTAACAGAGCCTACGGTGCTTCCGGCCAGAGTGCCTAATCTTATCGTCAACGGCTCTTCCGGTATTGCCGTCGGCATGGCAACCAACATCCCACCTCATAATCTATCGGAAGTGATTGAGGCCATCAAGGCCATCATCGACAATCCCGGTCTTACTTGGCAGGATATCATGAATTACATTCCGGGGCCTGACTTTCCTACCGGCGCCATGGTTTACGGAACCAAAGGAATCCATGAAGCCTATCAGAACGGGCGCGGGATAATCCGGATACGGGCCAGGGTGATCATTGAAAAAGACAAAAGAACCAAACGAGAGACCATCATTGTTACCGAACTTCCCTATCAGGTCAACAAAGCCAGGCTTATCGAAAAGATTGCGGGCCTTATGCGAAACAAACAGATCGAGGGGATCAGATATATAAGAGATGAATCCGACAGGGAAGGCATGCGGATCGCACTGGGCCTGAAAAAAGATCAGATTGCCGAAGTAATTATCAATCAGCTTTACAAGCACACGCAGATGGAGAACAGCTTCGGCATCATTTTTCTTGCAGTTGTAGACAATCAACCCCAGCTTTTAACTTTAAAAGAGATTCTCGAATATTTCATCCTGCACCGCAAGGAAATTATTATTCGGCGGGTGCGGTATGACTTAAAGAAAGCCGAAGCGCGGGCTCATATTCTGGAAGGCTTGAAAACCGCCCTTAATAATATTGATGATGTAGTTTCCATGATTCGGGAATCAAAATTGCCGGAAGAAGCCAGAACACGCTTGACCCAGACATTCGCTTTGACCATGATCCAAGCCCAGGCCATATTGGATATGCGTTTGCAGCGCCTTACCGGCCTTGAGCAGGAAAAAATAATCGAAGAATACAAGCGTATTCTTAAAGATATCAACTGGTATAAGGAAATTCTCGGCAGCGAGCGTCTGGTCAAAAATATAATCAAGGATGAACTTGCCGAATTACAACAAGAGTTCGGAGACCGGCGCCGGACCGAGATCGTAGAAGCTACCAAAGAAATCACCATTGAAGATATGATTGTTGAAGAGGACATGGTGGTTAGTATTTCCAATACCGGTTATATCAAGCGTAACCCGATTACCCTTTACCGGAGCCAGCAACGTGGCGGTAGAGGCAAGACCGCTATGGGCGTAAAAGAGGAAGATTTTGTCAGCCATCTCTTTGTTGCTTCCACCCATCATACCTTTCTGTTTTTTACGAATCTGGGAAAGGTTTACTGGTGCAAGGTGTATGAAATCCCGCAGGCCGGGCGTCAGAGCCGCGGCAAAGCGATCGTCAACCTGCTTAACTTTGGCAAGGATGAAAGGCTGACGACGGTGTTGCCGGTGGAATCCTTTGAACCAGGCTACCATATTATTATGGCGACCCGCAACGGACTGGTTAAAAAGACGGATATTATGGCCTTCAGCAGGCCCAGAGCAGGCGGTATTATTGCCTTGAAACTGATGCCTGGCGACGAACTGATCGCTGCCAGGATTACCGACGGCACCTGGAATGTTTTTTTATGTTCGGCCATGGGCAAATCGATACGTTTTCACGAGTCGAATGTGCGTCCCAGTGGCCGTATCGCCAGAGGAGTTTTTGGACTGCGGCTCGCTCCTGATGACCGTATTGTGGGCATGGAGGTGTTAAGTCATGGCCAGACCCTGTTCACGGCTACGGAGAATGGTTTCGGCAAGCGAACGTCTATTGATGAGTATCCTCTCCGTAACCGCGGCGGCAAAGGCGTTATTACGATTAAAACTACCGAGCGCAACGGGCAGGTTGTCGGCATGCTGCTTGTTGATGATGATGATGATTTAATGGTGATGACGGACAGTGGCAAGCTCATCCGAATGGCTATTAAGAATATTTCGGTAATAAGCCGCAATACCCAGGGCGTAAAACTGATCGGGATGATGGCTGAAGAAAGGGTTGTCGGTGTTGCCAGACTTGCGGAGAAGGAGGATGATGTCAGCACATCATAAGGTAAGTTGCGGATGAAAGATCAGATTAATGCAAAGGATATTAAAATCGGTGTTGTGGGAGCCGGAAGCTGGGGAACTTCTCTTGCCAATCTTCTGGCTTTGAAAGGCTACAAGATCGACTTGTGGGTATTTGAAAAGGAAGTCAAAGACCAAATTGAGACATATAGAGAAAACAAGGTGTTTCTTCCCGGTTTTTCCCTTTCCGACAATTTGTTCCCATCCAATGATATGGCCCGGGTTGTCAAGGGCAAAGAACTTGTACTGATTGTAGTTCCGTCACACGTAATGCGGGAAACCGCGCATAAAATGTCCGGTCATCTTTCAAATAAAACGATGGTGGTTTCGGCTTCCAAAGGCATTGAGAACCAAACCCATTTGACCATGACCGGTGTGTTGCAAGAGGTCCTGCCCGCAATTCCTGAAAACGCCTTTGCAGTCCTTTCGGGTCCGAGTTTTGCCCAGGAAGTTTCTAAAAAATTTCCTACCGTTGTTACTGCGGCATCAAAAGATCCCCAGGTCGCCAGAACTGTGCAACATGTTTTTGCCACGGATTACTTCAGAGTCTATACCAGTGATGACGTTATCGGAGTTGAACTGGGAAGTGCCGTCAAGAACGTAATAGCGATTGCCGCCGGCATTATTGACGGTCTTGGGCTGGGATTAAACACCAGGGCCGCCCTGATTACGAGAGGTCTTGTAGAGATTCGCCGGCTGGGTATTGAGCTTGGCGCCAACCCCCGTACTTTTACAGGACTTACCGGTGTCGGGGATTTAGTACTGACCTGCACCGGCGATCTTAGCAGAAATCACACTTTGGGGAAAAAGATCGGTGCGGGCATGCAGCTAAAGGATATCTTGTCTGAAATGCATATGGTCGCAGAGGGAGTCAAGACCGCCAAGTCCGTTTACAATTTGTCACGCAAGCTTGGGGTTGAGATGCCCATTGCCCATGAGGTATACCACATCCTATATGAAGATATTGCACCCATCGAAGCCGCGCGCCGCTTGATGACCCGTGATCTTAAAGACGAGCTGGATGAATATTAGGCGCTGCATTGGTTTGGAAAAACGCCGGGCTTCAAGATTTTACTGCAAGGCGATATCAACAACGCTATAAAAGGGCGCCCCAATATTTGTGATTTGTCAAAGTTTTCGAGAAGTTGTAAAATGTTTTCGCAGCAATCATAAATATTGGGTCACCGTGATATACCCTGGCAGACGACCAGGATATCTTCTTGCAGCAAAACCCTGAAGCCCTTTTTCCCGAAGTTACTGAGAAGTTACTATTTTTATAGATTAATTGTCTTAAGTACTGTTTTTTATTAAGGCTCATCCTGCTGAAAGCGGGACTCAGGCAGCCAGATTTTTTACATTTTATCACCAGCAGGCTTAACTTAACGAGCAACCAGCAACGAGTAACCAGTTATCTATGACCGCAAGCAAACCACATAAAGGTGAAGGTCACCGCCAGCGTCTGCGAGAACGGTTTCTTAAATCGGGTTTGTCAGGATTTCATGATTATGAAGTGGTTGAACTCCTATTGACCCTTGTCACTCCGCGCAAAGACTGTAAGTCTGCGGCCAAGGCTGCTTTGCGGCGCTTTAAAACACTGCAGGGGGTACTGGAGGCCTCTCCCCAAGAGCTTTGCGAAGTTGAAGGGATCGGGCCCAAAAATCTGCTGGGCGTCAAGCTGATAAAGGCTGTTGGTGATCGGTATCTAAAGCAGAAATTGATTGAAAAAGATCCCTTGAACAACTCGCAAGCCCTGTTCGATTACCTCTACCATAGTATAAGAGATAAGAATCGGGAATGCTTCAATGTTATTTTTCTGGATGCTAAAAACCGGGTTATTACTTCTGAAACCCTTTTTGAGGGGACTTTGACGGCAAGCTCTGTTTACCCGCGGGAAGTGGTCATCGCGGCCTTGAATCATCATGCCGCCGCCCTCATATTTGCCCACAACCACCCTTCGGGTGATCCCCAGCCGTCCCAAGAAGATATCGGCATTACGCGCCGGCTTATATTTGCTTGCAGGGTGGTGGGAATTACGGTTCATGAGCATTTGATTATAGGGGCTAATACACGCCATGAATAATATCAATCACTTACAAAGGCACATTACCAAATTATTACCAATTTGGACTTTATGAGACAGGTTTTTCGTCCTTTTTTTCGTTCCTTTTTTCTTTATCCATCACCCTTTCAAAAGCCGATCCGTCATCTCTGGTCAAATTCGGAATAAAGCGATTATATCTTTTTAACGTGGTTTCCACATCTGTATGGCCGAGCATCTTTGATACCCATGTGATCGATTCCCCAGCTGCAATATGGAGTGTAGCAAAAGTGTGGCGCATTTGCTTTTGTGGCCTGTATTTCAATCCGGCCAACCTCAGATAATGCCTCCATTTCTGGCGCATGGTACAAACCGTCCATTGTCGGTTTGTATGAGTTAACCAAACAAACTTACCCATTAATCCGGTTCTGGCTTCCTGACGGTGCAAGGCATCAATTGCAATCGGTTTAAGATCAACATCACGGATGGACGATTTTGTCTTGGGTAATCCGGTTGAGCCGTTCTGTCGACGGTTTTCCCTTATAAGAGTTTTACGGTTGAAATAATCTATATGCTCCCATTTTAAAGCATATAGTTCTCCCGGCCTCAATCCGGTCCTTGACCAAAATATAATTAGATCCCGCCAGTTGGGATATTTTTCAAGATAACTAAGCCAGTACTTTAGTTCTTCAAACGAAAAAGGATCTATTTCAGAAGGGCGTTCATCCAGTTTGCCGATTCCTGCACAAGGGTATTCAGGTATTAGTTTTCGTTTCGTGGCAAACAACAGCACCATGCAAAGCGTTATCATATACTGATTGACAGTTGACTCTGATAAATTTTTTCCCTGTAATAATTTTCTAAAAACCAAGACATCATGTTCTTCAATGTTCCCGATGGACCAACCGCCAAAGTACGGCTCTATATGATTAGTAAAATGGCGTTCATAGTTTCTTTGCGTTCCAAACGTTATAGTCTTTTGGGATAACCATATTTCGAATACTTCGGAAAGGGTAATATCGGTTACCGTTTTTTGGAAATGTTTGGCCTTTGAGCCGTTGGGGAAAAATTTAAGATAGTCGAACGTACCGGTTTTAACATGGTATTCAATAGCCTTCCATTTGGACTTAACCCTGGCCTGATTCTTTTTAGTGATGTCACCTTCATATTCGACACATCTTACCCGCTGATCGTTTGGTAAAGTGCACCGAAAATCTATTACCAGCTTGTCACCCCGTCTGCCGACTGCCATCTTGCTCCTCCATCCATTCTATGAACTCTTTGCGTTTGATAACGACCTTTTTACCCACCTTAAGATAATGAACACCCCTGATCAATTTGCCGTCATTAATATACTGATATAATGTGGCAATGGCAAACCCAAAATGTTCAGCAGCACCTTTTACTGATAGAGTGTAAGGCGGGATTAAGGAAGATTTCAACTATATAGCCCTTTCTAAAAAAAAAATTGGGAAGGGGCGCGGCAACCCCCCTCCCCAATAAAATAAATGCCGTTAGACTGTTGGCCTCTATCCATTACCGCTGCCCGGGGTGCAGCGGTCCCCCGCGAAAGCCGGTCGTCCTTGCTGTTCTTGGGTAAACGGCGATACCCTCAAGGAGACGCAGGGTGACAAAACCAAAACCAATAAAGGGTATAAGGTTGTTGGAAGTGGCTAATTCTTACTATATGTAAAATACTGTGTCAATGAGAATGTTTACTTTTGGTAAGAATTAAGGTAAAAAATATCTTTCAGAAAATATCATTAATTTTCCACTGGATATTTTTACAGTCATTATTATACTTGTTTATTAAGTAATAATTTTTTGAGCTTATAATAAACCAACGGTTTGTCATGTATGAGTTTTCGCAATTTATCCATTAAGTACTGTTTTTGGTTTGTTTCAACCCCATGCTTCAATGCAACTTCCCCCATCTTGCCTCCGTTTATAATTTATTTTAAGACATTTTATATTAGTCTGTCTGCAAAATATTTTTCCAAATTTCTTATTTTAGATGGAATATTGAGTTTGTTCCGTAAATTTCTTCGATGAACTTCAATAGTTTTAGGGCTCAAATTAAATATTTCAGCTATTTCAATAGTTGATTTACCTTGCCTTATCTGTTCGACAATCTTTAGCTCCATTCTGGTTAGATTTTTAAATATTTGGCGGGCTTTTAATTCGGCCTTCTCCCGCTCTCTTTCCTTTAACAAAACCCTTAAAGCTATAATAATTTCTTCTTTTTCTTGTTCAGCCTTTTTACGATCAGTAATATCAATAACTGTTGTACGAATTCCAACAATTTTTTCATTTTTTTTTATAGGAGCAGAAGATGAAACTCCCCACCGTTGCGTACCATCCTTACAAATAATCTGAAATTCAGCCGGTGGAACTTCTATTCCTTGCGCCATTTGTGAAAGACGACTAATATATTGGTCATGGTTGCTCGGATCTATTAACTGTTTTATATTCAACCCTTTAGCCAGGTCTTCACGTGTATATCCAGTTATGTCATGACCATATTGATTGCTGTAAGTACATTTTCCTGCAAGATCAGATTCGACAATAACAGTTGGTAATTGATCGGCAGTTTCTCTCCATCGTCTTTCACTTTCTTCCAGTTGGGTAATATCTCGAAAAATTCCTATAACATATCTATTTTCGTTAACAGCAATTAGCTCTAACGTCATTTCACCAACAATGGTTCTGCCATCTTTTCGTTTTAATGTCACCTGAACCGCTGATATACATTTTTCATCTTCGAGTCTTTTATAAAAACCTGCCCTTTGTTCCGGATTTACCCACATATTTAAATCTTGGGTAGTTTTTCCGATCATTTCACTGGCACTAAAACCTAATAATTTCTCTCCTTCTCGATTGACTGCAATAAATTGTTGTGTGGCAAAGTTTATAATACCAATACCAATAGGAGCCAATTGGAATATTCTAAAAAAAATATCTCGATCTAAAAACAACTAAGCCCCGCTCTCATTTACTAAGTCATTGAAGTAATTGCAAGATTTTTTATCCCTATTTAATCCCTTAGTTTTCCCTTAGAAAGACTAAGGGATATTTCTTATATTGGCAATAATTGATAAATATTAAAAAAAAAGCCACGATTATATATCGCGGCTTTCAATTAGATTTATTATTTTGTAAAAATTTTAACTATTTTCCAATAAAAGTCTAACAGACTCAAAATGTTTCGGCCTTTTATCTGACGGAAGATCGAGCCATTCCTGTAATTTTATAATCATTTTAAAATCATCTCTGGAATACCGTTTATTAGACAAAAGATCTATCATTGAAACATTAAAAATTTGTGAAAGTTTAAAAATTTTTTCCTGGTCCATCCCTTTGGTTCCATTTTCAATTTGAGATACCATACCAGAACTCTCATAGCCAAGCTTATGGGCAAGATCCATTTGTGTCATGCCATGAATATCCCTAAGTGTTTTAATTTTTTCACCGAGCATTTTTTTAAATTGCTTTTGTTTAGCCATGCAGCCACCTCCTTCTTTTATAACCTGAACAAATAACAGAATAAGTTATATCTTCCTAAAAGTAAATCTCTAATAGTAAGAAAAAAACAACATATACCTTGACATACATTCTTACTTATAGTAAGAACTGCTCATATATATCTAAACTGCAAATAAATTTTCGACGCTATTAATTACATAAGACGCAAACAGGGGAAACAATGCAAAATCAAGCTTTTAAGGATGTCGAAATGGGTAAAAAAATCATTCAGGAAAACTTTAAAATGGATGATGAAATGCAATCCAAACTCCTGAAAGCCGCCGGCACCCTGGATGAATCAAAATCTAAGGTTATTCGGGCTTGTATCCATCTTGCCTTACCAACTTTAGAAGCCAACCCTTTATTGATTCGTCTTATCGAAGACTGACCTGATTAACAATACAATTTTGGTATTACCTAAACCTATTTTTAGTTGTGGGCTTGTAATTTAATATTATCAAGGAGCTATGTTTGTATCCCAAGACTAAAACAAAGCCCTGGCTACACCAAGCCGAAGGCTGGAATCTCGCTAAAAACCACCCTGCTTTTTACTATGCCGTAGACATGGGTGGCGGAAAAACCAAGATGGGCGTGGACTACTGCACAGGAGTCAACGCCCATCTTGTTTTAGTCCTGTGTCCTAAAAAGGTAATACCGTTGTGGCCCCGCCAGTTCGATCTGCATTGCGGAGTTGATTTTAGGTTCTTTGCACCTGAAAAGAAAATATCAGTCGCTAAAAAGGCCGTTCTCCTTGAAGATGAAATCCAAATGATGCAGGCCGCTAATCTCCGACTGGCCGTTATCCTCAACTATGAAGCCTTCTGGCGTCCACCATTAGGGCCGACCTATAACAAAAAGAACCGCATGGTCAACCGTGGCCTCCTGATGAAATACCCGTGGGACGTCATGATCTGTGACGAAGCCCACCGGCTTATGGCCCCGGGCGGCACAATGTCCTGGGCGGCCATGCGGGTCGGAAAACAGGCCAAACGCAGATTATTCCTATCCGGCACGCCCATGCCATCTTCACCTATTAATATATACGCTCAATTCAGAGCCCTAAACACTGATATCTTTGGAACAAGATTTACGGACTTCCGAAGGCGCTACTGTGAAATGGGCGGATATGAAGGGCGTCAGATTCTTGAATACATCAATCAAGACGAACTGCATCAAAAATTCTACAGCATTGCCTTTCGTGTCGAAACCGATGAAGTCCTCGATCTTCCCGGCGTAAGGCACGAATTACTTAAATGCAAACTCGATCCCAAAGCCCGCAGAATTTATGACCAGCTTGAAGAAGAATTCGTTGCCCAGGTGGATAGCGGTGAAATCACCGTCCAGAACGCTCTGGTTAAGGGACTTCGCCTTTCGGAAATCACAGGTGGATTCGTTAAACCTGACGACGGTGTCCGTAAACAGATCGATACCAACAAAATGGACACCCTGATCGAACGGCTCCAAGACCTTGGAACTGAGTCGGTAGTTATCTTCTATCGTTTCAAGCCCGAAGTTGCCGAAATGAAAAAACGAATCGCTAAAATTAAAATCGGAGACTACAAAGGCCAGCCCATTTACCGAACTGTAGGCGAAATCTCCGGAGATATTAACGATGAATTAAGATGGATACATAAAGAAATTGATACCGTCTGTGTCCAAATACAGGCAGGGGGCGAAGGGCTTGATACCCTGAAAAGAGCCAGGTACGGCTTTTTCTACTCTAAGGGCATGTTGGGATACGGCAAGTGGAAACAGGCCGTAAAACGGCTGGATCGTCCTGGTCAGACACGTAAAGTTTTATTCTATCATCTTGTTGCTCGGAACACTATCGACATGAAGATCGAACGGGGAATCAAGAAGGGCGGCAATGTCATAGAATACGTTTTAGAGGAAATGAGAACGCAAAAACCTAAACCATTTGCAAAGGTCGCATAACTGAGCGGGCATAACTCAACGGCAGAGTGGGAGCCTTCCAAGCTCTTGGTTGAAGGTTCGAATCCTTCTGTCCGCTCCAATTTAAAATTAGAAAGGTAAATAATGGCCAGAAAACCCATACCCGACAACACTATTAATTCCGTATTAGCCACGATTCCGATGGCGATCCAAGCCAGACTCGCAGAAAAAGGCCCGGGAACTTTCGCCAGCCGTCATGAAATTCAGGGCGTACTGGACGAAGAATTTCATGAGCTACGTGAAGCTCTGCAAAGCAATATAGAAAAAGATTACTACAAAGAGTTGATGGATATCGCCGTAGGCGCTGTGTTCGGAATGGCCTGCATGGTCGAAGGAACAATGGATTGGTAATGGAAATATACAGACTCGTCAAAATGACCGACCAATGGTACGCCCTGAAAATAACAAGCATAGAACTCGATGCAGACAATATCGAAAATTTCATAATGAGCGGAGAAGTTGTTGTTCTCGGCGACGACCTTGAATGGATCGCCAGCGAATTAGGCATCACTTTAGATGACATAAAAGAGGTTGAATAAAATGGAATTTGAATTTGAAACTGAAGAAAATTTGGAATTCTTCGACAAAAGCTATCTGGACTGGCTGATACCCGCTTTGGACTTGGGGCTTAAAATCGGCATGGGCCTGGCCGGTCTTTATATTCTACTGGCAACCGCAGCAAGCATCATAGACAAATTACACTAAAGGCTAAATATGGCACAACCTGAAAAGCTAAGACCCGTAATACGCTACGACTGTCTCCATGGAGATCATAAAGAACGGCCCTGTCCGTTCATCGGCTGTAAGTACCATCTTATATGGCTGTTCCATAATGAACAGTGGCTCTCCCAAACTCCCATCTATGCCATTATTAAAAGAATCGCTAAATTGCGAGAAACATGCTTGCTCGATGTTGCCGACAAAGGACCGCAAACTTTACAACAAATTGCCGATATCATGGGCGGGATCAGCCGTGAAAGAGTACGGCAAATAATCGACAATGAACGTGGCGCCTTGGATCGGCTCAGGCATCCCTCCAGAAGAAAAAAACTTATTGAATTCACCCAACCGCTAAGAACAACCCCAATACTTGACATAAACCATAGAACAAAGAGGTACGCAGCATGACAAAATACATCCAGACCCCAACAGAAAGGAAAATGGCAGACCAGCAGCGAATGAGAAAAATGATAGCCGCCAAAGAAAGGAACCCGAATCGATGCAAAAGGAAAAAATAAACCCAAACGGTGATGTCTGTATTTTTGATAAAGACAAGTATAAATACATTATCGAATCCACAGGGCAAGTTCTGGCAGGCGTTGGCAAGTTCGTTAACAGCTTCTTTCCGAAGTTCGATACCGAAGCCGTTTCCCAAAATTGTGTCGGCAAGCCGAAATACAAAGACATGACCGCAGAGCAAATCCGGCAACAATGGAAAGCCAAGGCCAATTGGAGCCGAAATGAAGGAACCAACGTCCACGAATACGCTCGCTACAAGTTCTCCGAAGAATTTCCCGAAGAACAAATAGTCGAACCATCACCGATTTCCGACCGGTGTGAACGGCTCTTTAAATGTACGGACAATTCTATTACTCACCTTAAGATGCACTATGAGATTCTCGGTGTTGAAATGTTCGTATTCTCCGCCACGCTCGGCCTGTGCGGATTCATAGATCTTGTTTTACGAGATAAGGCCGAACCTAAACGGATCATTGTACTGGACTGGAAGCAAAATCAAAACCTTACCATGGAAAATCCGTGGGAACGCGGCCTTGAACCGATCACCCACCTTCAAAGCTCAGACTACAATAAATATAGTCTTACATTGTCCGTTTATAAAAGTATTCTTCAAGTTGAAAAATATTTCCCACCCGATACCAAATACCGATCCGGTATTGTTCATCTTCAAGAATTTGCCGATGCCATCAATATTCGCGGCAAGGTAATGGACGAAGAATTAGAAAGGATGTTGAAGCAATGGCAGAAAAACTAACCGATCAGGAACGTATCAAAGCCCACCGCCAATTGTGGAACTGGCTTGCTGATAATCCCTGGAAAGAAAAAGAAGACTGGCCTGGCTGGAAACTCAATGGCGGAGAATATGAAGATCTCCATCCTTATTACTGTTTTATGTGTATCCATATGGACGGCATGCCCATGTGCCATCTATGCCTTTTAGAATGGCCGGAAAATAATTATGGCACTAAGAAATGCATTGATGGCGGTCTTTTCAGTCAATGGATCGATGCTGAAACTGACGAAACCAGGATAAACTGCGCCCGTCAAATCGCCGAATTGCCGGTAAAGGAGAATATCAATGACAATTAAACTGTCAGACGAAGAACGTATCTCCCTGCACAGGGAGCTTTGGCTCTGGTGTTCTGAAAATCCGGACAAAGATAAAACAGACTGGCCTAAATGGAGACATAACGGCGGTAAGTACCCGATGGACGATCTTAAAACAGCCCATGCCGCATGCTTTCTGTGCGGTAAATCCTGCTGTTTGCTTGAATGGCCGGGAAATCACTGCTTTGGAATAAAAGATGAAGTCAATGGACTTTATTCGCAATGGTTCCGCCTGAATGGAAAAAAGAGCAAATTGGCCGAACGTGCTGAACTCGCCCTACAGATCGCTCAGCTTCCAGAACGAAGTCCGGATGAAGTCATCACCACAGACGGTTTTAAACTCCAACGACAACCGGACGGTTCTTACTCTGATGGCGATATATCCTTTTACGGCTATTACGATCTTGTCGAAGGCGGGCATGTATAAACTTTAAATCAAGGAGAAAATCTATGGAAAATGCAGGAGTACATCAAGAACCTTTGTATATGAAATCGCCTAAAACCGGCAAAATCAAAGTGTATCATATTGGAGTTACGTCAGTAAACGGTCATGGGCAGATCCTTACCAAAACCGGATTGGTCGGCGGTAAGCTTAAAACGCATCCCAAAACAATCAAGGTCGGTAAGAATATCGGCAAATCCAACGCAACAACTCCCTTTGAACAGGCATGCCTCGAAGCCAAAGCCAAGTGGACGAAAAAGAAAAAGAAAGGCTATACCGAAGACCCAAGCGGTATCAGCGACGTTCAGCTTCCCATGAAGGCCGAAGACTACAAAGATGCCGGACATCGTATGTCCTGGCCGGCCGATGCTCAAATAAAGCTCAATGGTGTCCGGTGCGACGTACTGCGAAAAGATATAAATACCATTTTGTATAAATCCAATGAAGGTAACTTTTTTCAAAGCGTCGGGCATCTTACGCCTCATTTTTTGGACTTTCTGCCGATCGGCGGCAAGCGTGACGGTGAGCTTTATGTCCATGGCTGGACATTGCAAAAAATAAGAAGGGCCATGAACAAACCCCGGCCTTACACCAAAGATCTTCAATTCTGGTCGTTTGATGTTTCCGATCCGACACTTCCCAGCGAGGAACGGTTGTGGATCAATGAAAACGAAACCCAGGAAAGCTCGCACATCAAAATTGTCAAACATGAAACCGTCAAAAACCATGATGATTTTATGGCTTTCCACGACAGATCTTTTGCAGATGGTTTTGAGGGCGCAATGGTCAGGATGAAGGGCGGCATGTATCTCTTTAATACCCGCAGCCACATGCTCCAGAAATTCAAAAAGTTCTTCGATAAAGAGGTCACAATTATCGGCTATGAAGTCGAAGTCGTTGAAAAGATGGAGGACGATGGCTCTATCACCGAAACAGAATGCGTTATTTTCCGCGTGAAAGACGAATTCGGCAACGAGTTCACATCGGTTCCAAGAGGCGGACATGACTTACGCGCAAAGTATTTGCGTAACATGATTTCACTGTTGGGTGAAAAACTGACTATCCGGTATCAGGAACTCAGTGAAGATAAAGTGCCGATCTTTAATGTCGGCATAGCGATCAGGGATTATGAATAATGGATGCCATAGATTTTTTCAACCACTACAACCCTGACACTCAGGAATTTTACCTACTTCCTTATCAACGTAAAATTTTAAAAAGAATGGAAATTAATATGGATCAATCACGATGCCCTCTTAAATTCAAAGGCCATGCCTGCGGTTATACCGGCCCTGGATCTTGGTGTGACAAAACTTATATACGGTGCCGAAAATTGGGAAATCAAAAAAGCTATGTATACGGTGAGTTCAAAACCACACCAGATATATATAAAAAACGATGCCATTATTTATTTAAAGGCCACATCTGTCAATACAGCGGCGCTCAAATTCAATGCGACAAAACTTTTAGCCGCTGCAAAGAACTCGGCAACGAACACCGCTTTCCGTTGGGATGGCGTGTAGATTTATACAATCCAAACAAAGAAGAAAGGAGTAAAGCAAAAATGAACCAAGAGCCCGTAATCGAACAACGCAAAACCTTCCAGCCTTTTATCGCTGTCGATGGCGATCTGTTCGGTGAAGAAGTTATCTGGACATGCACCTTATTTAAAAAGGTGCAAAAAAACGGACACATCATTCTTAAAACTTCCCGTGGAGTAGCTATCTGTTCGGAACTGGACGAACCCTGCGCCGATACCGGCAAACAAATAGCTGAAAGCTACGCTGTACTCGGCATGAATGGCCGTGAACCTCACCGTGACGTTACTTGTTCCCATGCGGTTGATGTACTGCTCAATACGGACTGTCCGTTTACAAAGCATATCGAATCGAACCCCAAGCTGACATTTCAGGAACAAAAGAAATTGTTCGGTAAAAAATTCACCGGTAGCCCTGATAATTTAACGCTTAACGGCTTGTCCGAAGGATGGAATTTCACTGGCGCTAAATCAGGATAACTGCACCATGCTTAGAGACGTTTGTATAATAATGGCAGCCCTATCACTGGTCTATGAGTTCGATCAGTTTGGATTTTATGTCTTTAAAGTTCCGTCCACCAGACCGGTCTTTTGGATCTGTGGATTTATTTACTGGATCTTTACCATTGCCATGCTGTTCATTCCAGGCTTTCAGGCTTACGGATTAGTCCTGATCGCCTACGTCATAATGAGAGCATTGAAAGATACAAAAATCACGGCAATTACAGATACAGCAGCCAGTATTATAATCTTACTCATGGCTCTAAAACAGTTAATATAGCAAGGGCAGGCTCGACTATGTGGTGAAGACAACGGACTGTAAATCCGCCGGGCAACCTGTGTAGGTTCAACTCCTACCCTGCCCACCAAATTGTAAAGTTTAATTATGTAAAAAGAATATAAATATATCTATTTTATTTGGGTCGAAGACAAACCTAAAACATCTGTTTGGCACTGTCGCAACAATAAAAGCCATGCTTTATTGGGTGTTGTTAAATAGTACGGCCCCTGGCGGCAATATTGCTTTTTCACTGAACCTAACATTGTGCTTAATACTGGCTGTCTTACAGATATTAATCATTTTATCAAGCAATTAAACAAGAAAAGGAAATCTTAACTATGAAAAACGAAGTTAAAGAAGGTTTTAAAATAGGCGGACTCGGACTTGCAGGGATCATCGTGGTGTCCCCGTTTCCACTTCATAGTTAAAAAATATAATGTCGGCGGAGTATGAAAAAAGCACAACCCCTATCAGCAGTAGTTGGGGAAAACGGGCGCTGATAGCGATTCTCCGGACGTGGTGACGGGTGAGTAACCAGGGTGTGAATCCGACATTTCCATCTTTAAGGATTAAAGTATGACATATTGCTGTGATAAATTCGAAAAGCAAACCAAAGAGGACGCTGGTGGGTTCGAATATTGCAAAGGTTGGAATATTAATGGGTGCTGCGGCGGTGGATGCTATGTGCTTACTGATATAGAATATTGCCCATTTTGTGGAACAAAACTGGAGAAATCATGACAGACAAAATCAAATGCCCGAAGTGCGGCCATGATGAAGTAAACGTGGCTATTTGGGGATCCGCCAATATTAAAAGCCATAGTGCTGCTTTTGAAGATGATTTTGACCAAGTTAGTATTAATGTAGACCATACAAAGATGAATATAAAGAAATCCAGACAGAATTAATCAGAACGTTCGGCAGGAATGACTTTATTTTTAAAACCGAAGTCTGGCCGCACCAATTAAAAAACGACAAGGTGGATATCTATATAATGGATTTCGGCGGTGTCGGCCCGGGGTGCGAAGATAGTATCATATCGCTTTTTGGCAGCCTGATCGAGCAAATCCAGGAAAAACCAAATTGTCTGTTCGTTATTTATTCAACATTCACTCAAAGATGGTACGAAAATGCTATCCAAAAATACGCCCCCGAACTCGAAGCACCTAACGTGGTCTATTGGTCAGCAGAAAACTGTTTTGACAGGCTCAAACAGTGGGTTGATTGTGATGAATTTAAAATCCAGGAACCCCAACCAAAAGGCAAACTCACTACACCAGCCAGAGGGCTTATAAATACATGATTGCAACAGCTACCAGTAGACCAGACCCTTTTGATACTTCTTCAACAATTTCTGAAGAAATAACCATCGTCATAATCAATGGCCAATATTACGAAGTTACAGGCTGTATCAAAGTCATCGATGAAATCTATGATCTGCCACCCATCGACGAGGTGCTGTTTGAAACGCTACCCGATTTTGAATTCGAAATTGCTTTGGATATAGCCCAGGAAAAAGCACGCTCCGATTATTACAACCAGATCCAAAAATTCAAAACACCGCAAGTTGAATTTGGAATTTGGGGCCTAATTAGAACAGCAAGATTTTCCAAAAGCGGACATCTACCTAAACGTATAAATAAAATACGGAAAGGACGCTAATTTAAATGAGTACAAAAAGACAAAAATTAATAAGCTTATTAAATGATCAGTTGTTTCATGTCAAAGTGCTAAATGCCGGACCAGACTGGCACGCTGAACAATTTAGCAGTGAAACCAGAGTGGATATCGAATTTATAGACGGACCACTATCAGGTAAAAGTTTTACTCTCAATGTTAATGCTTCAGATTTGGTTTTATAATATGAGTAAATCCCGATAAAAACCGTCCAAATGAAATCTAAAGACGATCTGTACGGCCACCGTCTTTGCCACAGAGGGAATAATAATCCAATGATACCTTTATCAGAATGTAACAATTGGCATTTGTATATAAATGGAAAATGCACCGAATGCCCCTCGAAGCCTAAATGTGATCTAAAGGTCAAGTTAATGATGGTGCAAAGAGAAATCGACAGCATCACTAAGAAAATGTGTTCAATAGCAGACAACCTGGAGCAAGCATGATGCCGTTTAAGAAAGAGATGTTCTGGGAGTGGTTGTACGACCTGCAGAACGTTTCATGGGGCAACATAAGACCATGCCCAAATTGTGGCTTCCGTATATGCTCTGACTGCGGATATGGGGTGAAAGATTATTGGGGCGAATTCGACTGCATGGCTCCAAATGCCGAAGATCTGGACTGCGGCGACTGTTGGCATCTATATTGCCCGGACTGCAAACGTAAAGAAATCTTATTCCGAAATTTCAATGTTGGAATATCTTCTTAACTATAAAGGACCAGCCAAGATCATCTCAGCCCATGAAATTATATGTAGCCCTAATGATGAATTGGCCGCAATAGCCATCATATCTTGGTGTATCTGGCTGATGTGCAAATTATGGGGCAAGGGCATAACAATCTGCTATTATCACCTAAAAAAGTTCCTAAAAAATAAAATTTTTTAATTGTATTCTTACTGATAGTGTGATAAATGTGTCAGCATTCTTTGAAAATCTTACTAAAGGAGAATCCCATGTTAGACATGGAAGGATTACGGGAATTTGCTCAACTTGAAAATGAAATAGCTGACCTTGACGCCAAGGTCAATAAGCTCAAAAAACGCAAAAACGATATCGGCCCGGCGCTGGTGGAAAATCTCGCAGACGAAAAGATCGACAAAATAACTATCCTGGGCCGAACAATCCACCCGCATGTCCGTATCGTGTCTCAAGTTAAATCCAAAAGGGACGCCATCGAAGCACTCAAAGAGGCAGGCTTCCAAAGCTATATTGACGAAGGGTATAACACTACTTCACTCAATGCCCTGCTTGCCGAAATGACCAGAAACGGCGAAAAGCTCCCCGAAGCATTCGAAGGCCGTATCAGTATCAACAGCGTTATTACGCTCCGGTCAAAAACATCATAAATACCTATAGAAAGGAAAACCAATGGGTAAAATTATCTTTCAAGCAATTAAAGTCGGCAGGGGCCGTAATGCGCCCCAAAAAAGATTTAAAATCTGCGCCGAATGCGGACTGAAATGCACCGATCACCGGATCGATATCAGCGAACCTGATAAAGAATCGATCTGCATCGTGTGCCTCGCCCGCGCCTACTTCAACCAAAAGAAACGAAAAGCAAAGTGGTATAATAAAATTTTGTCTTCTTTGTTTTCTAACAAACCTCAAACAGATGTGATTGTCTCCAAAAGGAAAATTAAGGTAGTCCCGTCTGTAGGAGAAACCGTAACAGTGGACAAACCTGCCGACGCTCAGACCAAGGCAGCATAACCACTAAACCGGAATCAAATAAGAGAGGGGGTGGAAAAACAAACTTTGAACTTTTAAACTTTAGACCACTTAAACAAGGAGTATTGAAGCTTTATGAGTAAAAAAAATACAAAAGGCAAGGAAGTGGCTGTAGTCGGCATTCAAAATTATGCCATTATGCGTCAGGACATTGACATCAAAGAGGTTATCGAAAACAACCTCGGCGGAGAACAGCTTTCCGCTCTGGATCTGGAACGGGTAAAAATCCCCGGCTCCGGCGGAACCACATGGGAAGTTCCGAAATTCGGCGGCATCGATGAAATAAAAGAATTGAATGTTCTTATCATCTATAATGCCGTCAATCGTACCTATTGGGAAGTTCCCTACGGCGAAGGCGATCCAACTCCACCGGATTGTTTCTCCGAAGATGCAGTCAACGGCATCGGCAACCCCGAATGCCCGAGCGCATCCGGTAAGTGCAAAGATTGCCCCATGGCCAAATTCGGAACCGCTAAGGGCGGCAAAGGCGATGGTCAGGCGTGCAGCAAAAAACGCACGTTCTTCTTCCTGCGGGAAGGGAACATCCTGCCCATGACCCTAAACGCTGCTCCGGCCTCATTGAAGAACGCCCTTCAATACCTGATTGGGCTAACTTCGGCCGGTATGGAACCGCATCACGTGGTTACACGGCTGACTCTGGAAAAGGATAAATCCCGCACCGGAAGCGTGGAGTACAGCAAGGTTATCTTCACTCCGTTGAAGGATTCAATTCCGGCCGAGCAAATTCCGGCCATTAACGAGTATGTCGCAAACATCACTCCGTTCCTGAAAAAGACAGCCAAGGAAATGGCGCACACCGAGGCCGGATACGATGCTCCGGCCGCCGAACAAAAGGCAGCAGCCTAACTTGCTATAAACTTAGTGTCTGTCGGGCGCTGCAAAACTCGCTTCCTGTCCAATAAGACCGAATAAGCCCGGACGACGGCAATAATGTCTCAAGCGCAAATGTAGCCGTAAAGCATTAGCCCTGGGGAGCAATCAGACACTCCAACTTAATCCCCCAAAAAAAATAGGGCGGCAATCAGTTGAACCATATGTAGCGATAAGCCATGTGAGTTTCAACTCAAAAAGCCGCCCTGTTTTTATGTTGGAACCATGCCAAAAAATGGGGAAAAACAGGGCAAAGGGGAACACCATGAAACGGCCATGGAAATACGATCCTGGCATCATCAATGGAACCATAGATCGGACAATTAAAAACGTCATTAACTGGCATCAAGGATCAGAATACGATGAAAAGCAAATCCGGAGTGACCTTCTTAAAGCAATTAAATTCGAAGGTGCAAGTAACGGATACAAACTTGCAAAATTTCTGGACGACAAATGCTGTTGGTATGGCATTAATACAGAACTCATAGAAATACTCGAAGAAATTTATTACGACCACAACACTGTCTATACGGAATGGGTAATGAAATGGGTAAACTGGTGTAATATTAGGCCGGATTTTAAATTTGGAGACTATGTCGTTATTCAACAGTTTGGAGAAGGTATTATCATTGGTATTTCCCATAAAACAGCCCGGTATAAAGTCAAAAAAGTCTTCACCGACAAATACTACTATCTGATCGATTATGAAAGAGTGCTAAGAAAAGCAATCTATACCGAACAGGAGAAATTATAGTCATTTATGGACACTAAGCAATTTATAGACCAACTGTTCGGCCTCAAAGATGATCGGACCTGGATCTTAACATGGGAAAAAGATCTCGACCCAAAACAAGGCCGGTCCAAATGGTTCCAAAGCCACCTGGAAGCCGCCGCTTATATTGCAGGTAAGCAAAATATCTACATCTGCGCCGGTATGTCATGGCAAAACCGTGGCAAATATAAAAGAATGACCGTCGATCAAGTTCACGGCATCCCGGGCTTCTTCATCGATATAGACGTCCAGCATAAACACGCCCATAAAAAGAAAAACCTGCCTGCAACCATCGAAGAAGCACGCTCACTGATCGAAAGTTATGGGTGGGACCCAACCATAATCATGCACTCCGGACATGGACTCCAGGCGTGGTGGTTGTTCAAAGAACCCTTGATGTTTGACGACCAAGATGAATGGGCAGAAACCTTGGGACTTTCCCGCCGGCTACAGGCCACCATCAAAGAACGTGCCAATGAAAAAGGATGGGAAATCGACAACACTTCTAATTTAGACCGCCTAATGCGTCCGATCGGTACAGTCAATCAAAAAGAAAACTGCGACCCTGTCATGGCCACAGTGTTGCAGTATAACGAAAAAGTCAGATACAACCCGGATGATTTCGATGAAATCCTGCTTGAAATTGAGCCAAGCATCTCAAGTAACCTAATCTCAAATAGCGAGCCAATAACCCAGAGTAACCCTGAAGTCGTCAGCGAGCCATCAAGCGCCAGCAACCCACTTGGGAAAAGCGAGCCACGGGGAGCGAGCAACCCTATTACGGATAGCGAGTCTTGTTCGGAAAGTAAACCAAAAAATACAAGCGCCAATAAGGTCGTAAATATAACCCAGGAAATCAAAGAAAAATCAAAGACCTTGGAACTTAACGAAAATGCTGAACCGTCCTTCGAAAAGTTCGCCGCTATCAACCAAATATTTGCACCCGAATTTATAAACACCTGGAATAATGACCGAGATGATGAACTCAACGACACATCACCTTCGGGCTACGATTTCACACTGGCTTTAATGGCAGCCCAATGCAACTGGACAGATCAAGAGATCATGGATCTCATGATTGCGTTCAGGCGTAAGCACGGCCATGACTTACACCTGAGCAATATACAAAAGTACATCCGGACGATCATCAATGCCCGCTCAAAGATCGAAACCGAAGAAGCCCAAAAAGCCGTAGATGTCGCCGCCGACCTTACCGGCTCCGATTATCAAAACATTGACCAAAACCGCAAAGCTGTCTGTAAACGCCTTGGCTTTCAAGATATCAGAATTCTGTGCTTCCCGGAAGATCCGCCAGTGTTCCGGCTGATTGTCAATAATAAAAAAACGGAATTCCGAAGTTCAAATAAACTAATGGAATTCCGCCAGTTCAGAGAACAAGTCGGTAACTTAATTAAAAAAAGAATCGTATGCTCAAAAAAGGAATGGGATGACAAACTCGCAGACCTTATCATGTCAATAGTTGAAGATGTGCCTGTCGATGAAATGCGTACTGCAATCGGCATCGTTAAAATCTGGCTAAAAAAGTATCTCAAGAGCCGACCAAAATACCCAGTCGAAGAAGGCGCGCCCGACAACCAACCGTTCATCCATAAAGGCAATTGGTACATGTTCCCCATACAGTTCGATGCCTATACCCGACAAACATGCAACAACCGAGACCCAAGAGAAATCCTGTTCCGAATATTGGAATTTGACCTTGGGTTATCAAAGAAAAGTATCAGCTACAGGAAAAAGACCGATAAAAAAGTAACCTCAGTTAAATGCTGGAAAGTCCCCATAGCAATAATCGATCCATCAAGAACACTAAACACCGCACCGCAGGCAGAATCCGAAGGAGCCGACGTGGTACATCTGGATGATAAAAGAAACGCCGATAGGCATGATTAACCCCAAGAGAGGTAGCGAGCCAAGTGAAAAAAGAAACCCACAGAAAGATAGCGAAATATAAAATAACGAACTTGGAACTTAACGCCGGCTGCGATGGTCACGGTGGTTGGAACTTGGGACTTTGGACTTAGAAAGAATAAGTTTTGTAGTCCTTATATATATAGAAAACCTTTTTTACTTTTTTTGTTTCAATCTGACTATCTGACTACATCAATAAAATAATCTTTAATTGTACATACTTAACTATGACTACAAATCGAATACATTCCGACTACAAACCGACTACAATCCACATGTCAGGAGAGGTACGAGGCGTTTTGGTAGTCGAAGAAAGCTGTCTTATATATAAAGGGCCAAAATAAAAAATGAAGGAACTTCGAATATTCGGGCCGCCGGGAACGGGAAAAAGCACCAGATTGGCTACAGAGGAGATCCCTAATGCTGTGAGAAAGTTCGGCACAGATAAAGTGGTCGTCACATCTTTTACGCGAGCCGGCGCACAGGAAATAGCATCCAAGAAAAGTATTGCTACTGGCCGAACCATCCCTGTGAACCCACAGCACGTTGGAACACTACATGCCCTTTGTTATCGCCAGCTTGGAAATCCACAGATCGCTGAAAAGAATCTTAAGCAATTTAACACCGAGCATCCAAGGTATGCCATCGATGAAAAAGGAATCGGCGGTCTTGACGAAAGCACCATGGCCGGTGGTGACCTTGATGGAATTGAAAGCAGACATAGCGGGAATAAACTTCTCAATATGCTGAATATCTTTAGGGCTAAAATGATCGATCGCCGATATTGGCCATATGCTTTAAGGGCGTTTAGCAAAGCATGGGACGATTTTAAAAAGCAGTGCGATTTTATGGATTTTACCGACCTGATCGAAACTGCACTAACCGATCTTCCTTATGCCCCGGGTAATCCGGATGTAATCTTTGTCGATGAAGCACAGGATTTTACAAGGCTACAATTAGAGCTGGTCAGAAGTTGGGGCAATCAGGCTCAATGGATCGTTCTGGTCGGAGATGATGATCAGACTATTTATGGTTTTGCCGGAGCAACACCGGATGCTTTTTTAAATCCGCCGATAGATGAAAAATTTAAAAGGGTTCTGGATCAGTCATATAGAGTTCCAAGGGCAGTCTTTGAAAGGGCTATAAGGCTAACAGGTAAAATATCTAAAAGAGAACCTAAAGAATACAGTCCAAGGCAAGCAGAAGGCAGCGTAGAAATCCTTGATGAAACATATACCAACCCGGACGCTATTCTCGGCCACGCTAAACAGCATCTTCTTGAAGGCAAAACAATCATGTTTCTGGCAACATGCGCCTATATGATCGATCCGATAAAAAGGCTGCTGAGAGAACAGGGAATGCCATTTCATAATCCATACCGCAGAGAAAGAAGCGACTGGAACCCACTTCAATCAGGAAATTCTAAAGTTACGGCCAGAGATCTGCTGGTCAACTTCGCTTCATGTGGAATAGATGATAATTATTGGAATATTCCGCAGTTTATTTCTTGGGCGCAATATCTGAAAGTTGGAGAGAGCGGCCTAATCCGTAAACAAGGAAAAGCGGGAATAAAAGCCCTGAAAGCGGCAATTGATGAAGGCCATGAAGGATTGCATACTGCCAGAAACGTTCTAAAGCAGCTTTTAACTGCCGAAGCGGTAACTCCGGCATTAAACCGCGATATCGACTGGCTTTACGGAAACCTTTTAGCATCCCGACAACCGGCACTCGATTATCCTATCCGTGTGTATAAGAGATTTGGGGAAGAAGCTGTTCGTGAACGGCCTAAAATTATTATTGGAACCATCCATAGTGTTAAGGGCGGAGAAGCCGATTGCCATCCAGGGCACACTCCTATTTTAACTACTAATGGGTATATCCCAATTCGAAACCTTGATTCTACAAAACATAAACTTGTTAGTTTCAGTTTAAGAAATAGTAAAATTCTTCGTGGTACACGCAGGCGAAGTAATGGCCTATATGGATATAGTTTTATAAAAGCATCACAATTATATAATGGAAAAATTATTTGCTTAAAAAAAGATGATGCCATTACTGAGGTAACACCTAATCACCATTTGACAGTTAGATTAAATAATTTAGCAAAAAAGAAATATATTACTTATTTAATGAAAAAGAAAAATTGGTGGAGAGTGGGACAATGTAAACTTATATATAATTTTAATCGTAAAGGTAGAGATAAATATCAATTTGGGCTTGGCGGTCGTACTCGTAGAGAAGGTGCGGAAGTATCATGGATCTTAGGTGTTCATGATAATATATACGATGCTTTAGTTGAAGAAGCAAAAATAACTACTCAATATGGAATTTCTGGAATGGTATTTCGTGCTACAAGGGGAAGTCTTTCTCAAGAAAAGATTGATAATATTTTTAACAGTTTTAAAGGTATGGAAAATCGTGCTGTTGATTTACTTAAAGAATTTGGGCGGGATATTCGTTGGCCGTTTTATAAAAATAATATTTCAGCAAAAAGAAATCAAGTGGTAGGGCAAAATTATAGTTTTGAAATAATAGCAGTGAATTTTTTACCAGGGCTAATGAAAGTTCCGGTTGATGTTGGAAAGCAACAAGCAAAATGGTTTACGCCTGAATATTCAGAATATTTATATAATGGAAAGGTATATTCTTTAAAGGTCCAGCCGTGGCATTATTATATTGCAAATAAAATAGTTGTACATAATTGCATCTATCTATTTCCTGATATTTCATATCAAGGATATAAAGAACTGACCGATGGCAAAAACATTGCTCAAAAGAAAGATGAAATCTACAGACTGTTTTATGTCGGCATGACAAGGGCTAAGGAAAAATTGATTATACTGGCTCCCACAAGGCAAAGGGGTGGATGGTATTTTATAGATCTATAATCGGAGAGGGATATGCAACAAGTTGGCGTTAATGAAGATGAATATTATTTTGAGCTTATCAAAGAAACTCATTATGGCAACCCAAATAAAGGTGCATTGATCGTAACGGATGGGGTTAACAAAGAGTCTCTGCCAAAGTCCCAAATTAGATGGTCGAAGATAAAAGGTCGTGACATTAAGATCATTATTCCGGACTGGCTGGCAAAAGATAGAGGGATAATCGAATGAGTTCTGGGATTGCGCTGAATTTTAATACAGAAGAAGGGGATGTTGAAACTTATTTAGAAAGCAATACACCGGAATGTCTGGCGGGGAAGTGCAATTATGTGAAGCTTGTTTGGATACAGCTTGATGAAGAAACAGGATTCAATCAGCTTTATTGTGAAAAATCAGATAAACCGGTGTTTGATATATATAAAGAAAAGGAGGTCTGTCCAGATAACCGTTGGTCTAAAATCTAACCGAAAGGAATAGACATGAGCAATAAGTTATTCTGGTTTGACACCGAAACGACAGGCGTTGATTGCAGGCAGAACTCTATGGTTCAGCTTGGCGCAATCATTGAAATTGACGGAGTAATTAAAGAAGAAATTGAATTTTTATTTCAGCCGCTGCCAGGACGGAAGATCGATCCGGTGGCACTGGAAATTAACCGGCGTACCGAAGCTGAATTGATGGAATTTCCGCATCCTTCCATTGGAATTACAGCTCTCAAAAAAAAACTTAGCAAGTACGTCAATAAATTCGACAAAACCGATAAGTTTGTGCAGGTCGGATTTAACGTGATGTTCGACTGTGATTTCCTTAGACAGACATGGGTGGCAGCCGGAGATCGGTACGGGCCTGGAAGTTATATGTTTAACTGTCCGTGGGACGTCAGAACCGATGTGGCTAAATTGATCTGCCGGTCAGGTTTAAGGCTCAAAAACTACAAATTAGGAACGATTTGTAAGCATTTCGGCATTAAACTTGAAAAAGAACATGATGCTATTGCCGATGTTAGGGCCACACGTGAACTGGCGCTATTTGCTGAGGATCAACTAAGGAAGGCGGCATAATGGAAAAAACATTTCAGGTCTATTTCCGAGATCCTGGTAAAGTTTCAATGTCTGTCTGGATCAATGAATATTTAAGGCCGGCTGTTATAAATCTGATTTGGTATCGTAAAGATAATAAAGCAATTCCGATTTCCAATTTCCGGTTTTATAAACAGTTTAAAATGGATGAAGATGAACCTTATATTTTGATAATAATTTCTCAGCGAGTAAAGGTGGCTGAAATTTTAATACCGGAAAGAGAGATAAATTTAAATGAAAATTAAAATTGGCGACATTGTTGAAAGTCAATTCGGCCAGGGGCCAATCGTTGCTATGTCAAAATCATGGTGTATCCATGAGGATGAAGCTGGCAACGAAGCTGCCGTTGAATGGGCTGACGTAAAGATTGTTCCCACTGTGGACATGGCTCAATCGGAAATAACCGAAATAGATTATATGCCGGAAGGCGAGGAGGCAGATAGTGAGCCGAGGTTTGAGACAGAAAGAAAAGAACCTGGTCAGACAGAGTTTGACCTATCTGAACAAACTTGACCTAACTTTAATAGAAAAACGTCATGCGGGTCCGGGTAGAAAGGGTAAAGCTGATTTAACAGGATGTATGGCCGGCCTAAAGGTCGAACTTGAAGCTAAAGTTGGTGACAATAAGCTTTCACCCCTTCAAGAAGCCTGGATGCGAAAATGGCAACCAACAGGTGCGCTTTGTGCAGGATTTTGGACATTCAATGAACTGGTCTGGATTATCCAGAATTACGAATCATTCAAAGATTCTGATAGCATTATTAACTTACCGCTGGATGATGAATGGCGGTTAATAAATCACGAAGCCATCAATGAAATGGATTTAGCTGCATAGACAATTTAAGGGGAGAAAGGGTAGGGGATATGTGTGAAGGTGTAGGGGAAATCAAAAACGTAAAGAGCATTTGTGAAACAAGAACACAGCTTTCTTTCGAGGCAGAGGTCTTATTAGATAATGACCATCTTTTGGATTATGTCAATAAGAATTTTTCGCATTGTTTAATGTGCGAAAAGCTGAAATTTGTTGAAGATTTTAAGGTTTATAAAGGCAGGATTGCAAGTGTTTGCACAGACTGTATAGATAAGTAAAAGTTACAAAAATGTCACATATCACGGCTACACCGTCTCACTCGGAAACGCCCGTAGAAAATTGATAGTCAGTCGTGATTCAGGAAAAAGGAGCGAAGTGCTATGTTCGGAGGAACAAACTTAGCAATTAAAATATTATTAAAAGCGATGGAGGTACAAAGTATTATGAACGGAACAGATAATAGCAAGAACACAGTAGATTTCCTCGATATTCAGGATTCGGGGGACAGACAGGAATTCGACACGGGCTCTGTTCGAGATTCTCAGGTTGGCAAGGGTCGGTATGATTTAATTACGCCTTTTGCCATGAAGCGGCTGGCCGTGCATTATGAAGGCGGGGCTATAAAGTATGCTGTCCGTAATTGGGAAAAGGGTCAAAATATTATGCGCTATCTGGAGAGTGCCGAGAGGCACATCAATGACCTCAAAGCTGCCTTGCTACTTGGTGAAATGACCGAAGATCACGCTGCTGCGATCATCTGGAATATGTTCGGGTTCATCCATACCGAAGAAATGCTCAAATTAGGCCGTTTGCCTGCATCTTTGGACGACCGGCCGGTGCCATATCCAAATTACACCGAAGGCGGACCTCTGCCCGAAGCTGCTTAATCTACCCTGGGGGGAACAGGGTCGGGGGCGCTGCTCAAAAATTTTTCGCACTTCGTCCACCGGACAGGCATGCCTGTTCCCTGTTCCCCGTTTTTAGACCTCATTTCAAATTTCTCATACGCTGCCTTTTCTAAAGGGGAATATAGGGTAAAGGGGCCAACCCGCGTCCCCGTTTTAGATGCAAAGACAAATTCGCATCTAAAGTCGCAGCACTTCAAGGACACCCACCCCCCACCCTAAACGGATCCTTTCCGATTTAATATATTAAAAACAATTTTTTGTTGTTCTTTCGTAGGTTTCAACCTTCGCAGAAAGGGGGTTTTTATGCTCGAACTCAGGGTTGAATACACTACTCCCACCGGTCGAACGTATCATGAGCCGGTGGCAGGGTACACCGAGGCTTTGCGGTTTATTGATGAAATTGCGAAGTCCGGTAAATGTTCGGCGGAACTGCAAGTATGGATGGGGAGATGGCTACCAACCGGAGAGGTTACGTCGCAAGCTCTGAGAAAATGGAATAACAGAGCTTGCGTGCATTAGCCCTGTTCATAGTTCAGTTCGCCGGACTCATTATCAGCATGGTCGTAACGTTTTGTTTTTTCGCCTGGCTATGCTTGTAAAAATATTTTTGGTTGTTTTTGAAGTAATTTTAACCCTTAACGAAAGGAGTCAACATTATGCTGAACTCAGTTACCTTGATTGGAAACCTCGGACGTGATGCCGAACTCCGGTACACTCCGAGCGGTGTGGCAGTTGCCAACCTGAGTGTTGCTACTTCCGAACGCTGGAAGGACAAGGAGTCCGGCGAAGCTCGGGAGCGCACCGAATGGCACCGCATCGTAGCATGGAGCAAGCTGGCAGAGATTGCCGGCGAACTCTACACCAAGGGCAAGCAGATCCTTGTTGAAGGCACCCTGCAAACCCGTAAGTGGACGGATGATAATGATATCGTCCGTTACACCACCGAAATTCGCGCCACTCGCCTGCGTCTTCTTGGCCCCGCACCCGCCGGAGCCGGTCAAAACGCTCCCGTCCCCTCGGATGCTGACGCTCCGCCCGCAGTAGCTGCCGCCGCCGCTCAAAGCACCGAGCAGCCTGCACCTGTCCGTGTGGAAGACGACATTCCGTTCTAAACCTGAAACGGGGGCGCGAAGCCCCCAAAAACTATTGTCAATTGTATTTCCTAAAATTTTTAACTTTCTCGAAAGGAGAACACTAATCATGAATCGTTTACTCAAACTGTCCCTTTTCGCAGCAATGTTCGCTTTGGTACTGAGCGTTGGCGTGGCTTACGCTGGAGACCTCAAACTGGAAGGCGTTACCGTCGATTCCGCCGTCACCAAGATCGACAAAAACGGTGCCGAGTACGTCCGGATCATTTTCACGGAACAACGTTCCATTGACGGAATCAAATACCCCGCCGGAACCCCGCTGATGGCCTTTGGTAACCATGCCGAGGTTGCCAAGTCCCTCAAACCCGGCGACAAAATCAACGTGATCGCTGACAGGACGGAATATAACGGCAGAGTCTCGTACAATATCCGTACTTTCTTCTAAGTCGCCTGCATCACCGACCGATGGACAGGTCGCCGCCTCCAAAAATAATGAGCGGCCTGTCCATTTTTTGTTATCTAAAATCAGGAGCATATTATGGAAAACAAAGTTGAAATCATGCTATTATCCGTGGTCTTGGTGTTTATGATCATGATCGGATGGTACTCCAAGCTGTCATTCGAGAAAAGTCTGAATCTAAGACCGGATCAGCTTAAACATATTCAGCACCATTGGATAAATCACGATTCACGGCTTGTCACGGTTTTGATTGATGAAACTTTAGCCACCGGCACAGACGGAGCCTGTGAAACCGCCGCTCAAATATTCCATGCCATCACTTCGCAGGGATACCGGCTCCATGTTCTGTCGCCTAACGGCTTCGTGCCTTCGGACATGAACCCGATGGATGCCCAATGGACGGCTCAACTCGTAAATTTGGAGCTTAAATATTGATCGGCCGGTCTAAAAACTGGCTGAAATACGTGGCCTTGATTTTATCTATCATGGGATTGGTCACATTCAGCCTCTTTATACTTGAAGAAAGCTTCCAAACCGTCATGTTCGGCACTTGGCCGGCCCAGGACGCCCAAAGGTGGGACATAGTTTACGATGGATGCAAGATGATGAAGCGAATCACTGGCACCATGAAGGTCGTAAACTACACTTTAGGCTGGATTCAGCCAATTGCCTTTATATCATACCAATCTTACGCCGAATCCGGCGATTATTACACCAGGGCTCTAAGAGCCAAGGTGCTTGCTCATTCGCCAAAGCAATTTGAGGGTGAGGAAATCACCCTTACCTTCCGATATAATGAACTCAAGGCAATGCCAGACGGCTCCATATTGCTTATTAACGGAAAAAAGGGAATCCGAGTATGGACAAAACCCGAAAAATCCGTTGTAAGTGCCTCTGGGATTCTGACAAGGCATAAAAATCTGTTCATTATAGACAATCGGAAGGAAAATGGGCGCAATCCCGCCCGCCAAGTCCGGTAAGAGTCCGGTTCAATCGGGATCATTGAGCAGAGCTTGGCTTCCACTATAACAATTTGGCCTATATGTTGCCGAGAGTGTGACACATAGGACTTCGTGAGGGGATTGCGGTGGCACCGGTATCGCCTCATGTATAAGTAGCAAGGCCAGCCACCTTGTTCCAAAACCGCCCAGCCCCTTTCGCTGTCGTGGCGGCATATAAGTCCGGGTTAAACAGCATAAATTAAGCCCCTTCTCTCTAAGTTGGGGCTTTTTTTATGTTAGATTAGTGCGATCCCCTCCGGGTCGGTTGTCTTCCAGGCTCGCTGTTCGCTCGGTCCCAAGGGACTACACCTTCCAGCCCCCCTATCGCCTGACGCCCTCCGGTTGTCAAAAGGAACGCCGCAAGCGGCTTCTTTTCGCCCATTTCTGTAAGGCTTGGATTCGCGGAAGCTCTAAAAATCAAAATCAGACGAAAAAGATTTAAAGGAAACATCTGATTTTTATTTTATAGAGCTTCTTACGCGCCAAGCCTAACATAAATCGGCGACTCCTTGACAGATGCGGAGAGCATCCAAAAAAAGATTTTTGTTGTTCTTGGAGAAATCGCTCAGAACCTGTCAAGACCTGTTTGATCGGGAGTTTTTGGGCAAACTTTCAGGACGATAGAACTTTGAAAGTTTACCAAAAAACGAACGTTCCGACCAAACAGCGAGTCAGCAAAGCCCACGCCAGCAAGCTGTCATGTACTTTGCATGAGTCTTGACAGAACCCTCACGATTTCCCTTGGTGGAACCAAAAACTTTTTTTATTTTATTTGGCTGATTATAGTTTCCGCTTTTTGAAAAAAGCTTGGCAAAAACTTTAAGATTATAAGGGGGCTCTTATGGTTATCGTCCACAATTATCGAAACGAGATTCCAAGTATTATGTGTGATTCTGATACTTGGGCTGAAACTGGAATTATGCAGTCTAAAGGAGCAATTCTCGGCAATCCGTTTTATAAAGAACCGAGAAATCAGGCTGTTAAGAAGTTTCGGTCTTATTTATGGGCTGAAATGCAAAAAATGGACAGTCTGATTAGGTTGGAACTCTACAGGCTTGCTGGAGAAATTAAAAATGGAAAAACAGTGATTTTAACATGTTGCTGCGCTCCGAAAGCCTGTCATGGAGATGTTATTAAAAACGCTATCGAATGGATTAATTCCGAAAGGAGCGTATCATGAATAAATCAGGACGTAATTGGTTTAGTAATTTTTTGCCATTTGAAGAATCGTTAAAGTACCAAGGACTTTTCTTTGTAACGCCTGAACATTTCTACCAGGCTATGAAAAGCAAGGACTTTAACGACCGGCATCACGTTAGCCTGGCACGAACACCTGGTCAAGCAAAGCGCCGAGGCAGGTCAATCAAGCTTCGCTCCGATTGGGAGCAAATTAAACAAGACGTTATGGAATATGCTTTGCGTTATAAGTTCCAAGCATCAACATGGCGCAAAAAATTGCTCGCTACCGGCAATGATGAAATAATCGAATGGAATTATTGGCATGATAATATTTGGGGCAATTGCACCTGCAACAAATGCCAAAATATTAAAGGCCAGAATTTGCTTGGAAAGTTGCTTATGAAAATTCGGGCAGAATTAAATAAATCTTAAATTGTTCTTAAATTAAAACGCCCGTGGGCAACGCCGCAAACGAAACCCACGGGCAAATTGCAACTCTCTCTGGTGAAAGGAGCAATATCATGCGTAATACTGCAAAATCAATTTGGCGTCAAGCGTGGATCGATAAACACATTGCTATTCACACATCAGTCAAGTCTCATCTACCCGGCTGGCCAACTCCTAAAGAAATTCACTTCACCCAACCCAAATCTGAACTTGTCGAAAACATCGTCACCCATGAACGTGACGTTGACGTGTTCACCCACGATAATCGCTCTATGGATATCGTGGCCTTCTTGCCGCCTACGGAATACATCATTACAAGGTACAGCCCCGAAGGTAAAATCTGCGGTGTTGTCAAAGAACACACCGACGATCAGTACCAGCAGATTGCCGATGATCTGGCTGACCGGCCAGTTTACGATTTTGGCGAATGCTGGACAGCCGTTGGCGCTCACGTTACCGAAATGACCGGCCTTGATCGTATGATCTTCGAAGACGGCCACAACGGATCCGGCAAAGTCCAACGTCAAGGCATGAATATACCAATCGTTTCCAAGTGGCGCCGACCCGACTGGCTGCATTATAAATTCAAGGGCGCTGGCCTTGAAGTTACATTCGACCAGGCCGAAGATCTGATAGATTTTTGGAATATCATCGATCCCGACTGTAGAATCTGGACGGATTTCTTCGTATGGACAGTCAAAGGCGGCATAGAACAAGCCCTTGACTACTTCGAAAATCTGGCCGGCTCATTGGTTGATGATGAAGTCTGCATCAACGATAAGCCTATGAACAACGGTTCGCCCCACCAGGAAATAGGCGAAGGCGACTACGAGCAGGCCATGATCGCTGATATCATAGAATCAGGCTCCATCGAAGATATCGGCACTTTCAAAACCTTCGATGAACTGGCTGATGCTTGGGACGCGTTGTTCGTTGACCACGAAGAATACGCCGGAGAAAACTATCTTGATCACGAAATTGACGAAATCTTCGGTAAATTCACCTATGAAACAGAGTGCGGCCAACTTCGCCTTGATCGTGGGTTTGGTACGCCGGATACGTTCAGGTACAACGTCATCAATGACGACCTGTACTGGCCTCAACATACACCGGCTGTTCTTGATGATGGTACACGCACATATCCCAAGCTCTGGTGGGCTTGGGGTTGTCCACGCTACGCCAAGATACGCCGCTTCATCGAGAATGCGAACCTTGCCCAGATAAACGCCATCCGTCGCAAAGCACATAACAACTGTGACTGGATGAACTACTACCAACGCTCTATATTCTGGGGCGTTACCAAGCAACGCAAAAGCTACCTTGAAGGATGCAAGGCGATCTACGTACAAACGTTGCTTGATAGTATTACGGCAGTTGAGAAACGCTCTCTGACCATGATGCGTAACACTAAAAGCATCAAGCAGGCTAAGTTCTATTGGTACTTGATCTACTCAAACACAAAGAACCTTGGCCGCCCACGGTTTGTCGAGTACGTGCTCAAGCCTGAATTGAACAAACGTCAGCAGATGCTTGAAAAACTGCCGGACATGACGCCGCCTGAACCGGAAATGCTCTTTGATAGCTACGATGATGCGTTCTACCATGAACACACTTACGAGGAGTTCGACGACTGGACGGTGCATGTGCCCAACGAACAAGTAATTTAGTTACCAGGCCGGGACTCTACGGAGTCTCGGTCTTTTTCGCATTGATAAGGATGAACATCATGTTCATACTCAGGCCAATCTTATGTGCAACGCATAGGTAGGCAGGAAGGGAAGGTATGTAGGCTGATTACATAGAGGTAGGACAGGTTGGACTTGTCTCTAAAATTTTACGAATTTCCGCATTTTTATTTTTCAAATCGGACCTTTTAATTCCGGACATTTATCAATATTATTTTGTACCCAATCCATAATAACAGGGCTGATTCTTTTTAACCACCTATCAGTCTTATAATAACTAACAACCAAAGTCCCCTGATCTCCGTCATTTCTAATTTGAACAACGAATAATTCGCAAAAATCTGAGGAAACGGTAATATGTCCTTCTTTAATGTCTGGATAGAGGTTTCCGTCTACGTAGCTACCCGGGCGCAGCATTGGAATTGCTGATCGAGCAAAGCAATTTACGGTTTTTTCCAGCAGGTCACGATAAACGTTCTGGTAGTCTCCGGCCACTTTGAATTTACTAATATTGGGATTAGCGGAGCTTTGTTTTAATGTGCTGCTGCCGCATCCAGCTAAAATTAACATCAACATAATTATTATAGTAGTAATTTTCCGCATAAAATTCCTCCAAAGAATATTTTTATAAAAACCGATCATAAAAGTTATTAAGATGTCAAGGGAATTTTAAAAAATATTATAAAATTGTTATGAATATGAAAATAACACTTGCTTTTTTATAATTATTTGTTACTAATAGTAAGAATTACAAAAAGGAGATATCTAATTGAAAGATTTTTGGAGTACCCATCCAGGTCAAAGATTCCGCTCTATTTTAGAATCATCCCTACCTCTGATTGCTAACAGTCTGGCAGCAGTTGCTATCCATCTTGAAAAAAGTCCCAAGTCCCAAGTCCAAAATACACCGATCGTATTTAATAGTCAGGAAGAATTTGAAAAAGCGGTCAGGCTTGCCATAATGCAGGCTTATCGTGAAAATACCAATAATTTTCGCCAATATTTTAATTGTTGAAAAAATTTTATTAACCATCTTACTGAAAGTAAGGAGAATTATTCATGAAACAGTATTTAAAGACTATGGTTCGGGGTTGTTATACCGTTCAGAAATTAAGAATTCAGACTGGCAATCGGTTGGTTGCCAACTTTAGGGCCAAGTTGGGTTTGGATCCGAGTCAGAAGGAAGATGAGCTTGACAAGGAAGGTAAGCGGATCATGGAAGACATTCGGGCTGCTTTTCGGAAGATTACTGACGGTGTTTTGAGTTTGCCGAACCGGAAGAAATTTAAGGCCGAGGGTGTTATTTCGTCATACACGGAATTTGCTTTGATTTCTCAGTACATTGGACTTGAGGAATCGGAGAAGCGTCATTTTAAGCAATTAGAGGGTATATTGGCTGAATTTCCGCTTTGGACGAAGTATTTGGAGTCGGTTAAGGGCGTGGGCCCCGCTATGGCCGGTGTGATTATTTCGGAGATTGACATCGAAAAGGCGGAGTATCCGTCCTCACTGTGGAAGTATGCGGGTTTGGACGTTGCTGAGGACGGCAAGGGTCGGAGTAAGCGCAAGGAGCATCTTATTGAGGTTGAATATAAAGCTGCTGACGGGGAGGCCAAGCTTCGAAACAGCATAACGTTCAATCCGTTTTTAAAGACGAAGTTGCTTGGTGTTCTTGGGACTTCATTTTTGAGATTGGGGCCGGATCGGTCTAATTATGCCAAGACTTATTATGATTACAAGAATCGTCTTGAGAATCATCCGGACCATCAAGAAAAGACCAAAATGCATCGTCATCGTATGGCTTTGCGGTATGCGGTGAAGCGTTTTCTTGTGGATCTGCATATTGCGTGGCGTGCGATTGAGGGTTTACCTGTTTCAGTTGAATACAGTGAGGCCAAGCTTGGCATGGAGCATAAGAAGGCTGCTTAAGTCCGTTAGTAACCCTAAGTGTCATAGCGAGTCATTGGCATTAAGAAATCCAACATCTTGTAGCGAGTCATCGATATACAGAAACCCTGACATCTTTAGCGTACCGTCCCTGGCAAGAAAACCAGATTAAAGTAGTGGATCAGAAAGGGTTAGAAATCCAATAAGTTTGAAGTGTGCCAGAAAGGGGGAGAAACCCAATTTACCACAGCGAGTCTATGGAAAAATTAACCCAACATAATTTAGCGAGTCATTTGGTGTAAGCAAACCAGCACAATATAGCGAGTCAGGAGGACAAAGAAATCCATTGTCAAATAGCGTGCCAGGAGGTGAGAGTAATCCAGTCATTTGTTAGCGAATCAATCCTTACAAGAAATCCAACGAGCAGTAGTGGGTCAGAAAGAAGAAGAAAACCAATCTTGTTCAGCGATTTTAAAGTAATTTTAGTTGTTCTTTTTAAATTATAGTTTATATGGCGCGTTGGTGAAGCGGTCGAACACACCGGTCTTTCACGCCGGTATTCACGGGTTCAAATCCCGTACGCGTCACTTTTGTTTTCTTTGGCCTAAGTGCTTTGACCTGATTGTGTCCAGACCATGAGGTACGGGGAGTTCGAAAAATTCGTTCAATGATCCTATCAAGGAAGTGTGGCGAGAACAAAAGGGTGACACTCCGGAGAGACGGAGTTTTAGACCAAAGAAAACAGTTTTATAGTCCAGTAGTGAAGTCTGGTCTATCACGTCGGCCTGTCACGCCGAAGATCGCGGGTTCAAATCCCGTCTGGACTGCCAGTTTGGGGAATGTGGATCGTCGTATCACGGGAGAACCGGCGTAGGGTGTGAAATAGCACTTACGGCTCCGGAACTGGCCTGTCGGTTGGGCTAAAACACCGACCTTCGACCCTGCCCCATTAAACAAACAAACAGGAGAAAAATAAATGTTACATTATGAAGCAACGGGAAAAAAGCTAACATTAGCTAAAATTGCCAAAGTGGTAAATTGTATGGTGCTCGCAGAGTTTATGTTTGACCATCTCAAATACAATTTCCAAGATGGCATATTACGTGCCAATAAGGCAATTGTAGTAGATTCTCAACTCATTTCTTATGCCGAAAAAGATCGGTACTTTATGGGGTTTTTACTTAAAGATGGATATCTCGGCCTAAAACAATCTAATTGCAATAAGTGTTTCGGACCATGTCCCCATGAGCTTGAATCTCACAGGGATAAGCTTGTCCATTGGGCCAAGCAAATGCCAATAGCAGCTTAATATCGATTTTAGATCTGGTTGATTTGTATTTCCAAATTGGTTCTGAAGGTCTTGAGTTAAAAATCAAAAACATCGGCAATTGCCCGTATGTGCCGACGTTTTTGTACCAAGCCGTACAACAATTTGCATACAGAGATACAAAATTATGTATATCGAAAAAACACGAATATATTATAAAAGCACAGAGCAAAGAACTATGCCCGCCAGGTTTTTGATTCTGATCCAACACAAAGATAAACCTCTTGGCCCTGACAATTTTCGCGCAATAGTGCGCAAGGTTGCTTTGCACCAATTTGGTCATTTCATGATGGGAACTGCCAGGATTAAAGGCCATAGCATAACGCTCAGCGGTTCTTACGGCAGTGATGGATTGCCGCACACCACGGACATCGATGAAGTTTATAATGCTGCCATACCTGTTCCGAAAGAGCTTTATGATGCTTGGAGTGAAGGCGGCGGTCATAACAGTTGCGGAACCGAAGCCTGTGCTATGCGGGATTGGGCTTTAAAAAACATAAAGGAGCTAACGAAATAATGGCTGAAATAACGGAAGTTTTAAACAAAGTGGATAAGGCTTTGGCCGAAGGTCGGATTACAGTAGGGCAGGTTATTGATGCCGCCCCGCAGTCGGTCAAGAGGGAACTATTTAAAGTCCCCGTATTAAATTCCGATGATATGCCTAAATATGACGGAAAATTCGACAATGGGTGAGCATATTGGCGATCTTATCGACAGAGTTTACGATCAAGAGCGTGACAGACGGATGATGGAAGGAGTGGAAAATATGGTTATTGAAGCCGTTGAAACAGGATTTGACTGCCCTGTATGCAGTTGCCCGAACGAAAAATTAGAGTTTTACGATACCAATGAGGCCGGGACTGGCGGTTGGTATCGTTGTCCGGAGTGTGGAAGAAACACTATCTGGAAGACCTTGAAAGCCGAAAGTGCTACTGATGTTTTGTCCATGTTCGCGGATCCGGAAGTTCTGGCAAAATATCAGGCTAAAAAGCAGGCCAGGTTCGATCAAATAGCTCAGGCTGAGCAAGATATTAAGGTTTTGCTTTGTACTTTTATGAACGTCAAATGCGAAGCTGTTGAGCGTTATGTAGGCCTTAACACCAAAGATGGATTTCCGCAGTATTTCACCGATGCGGACATAGACGCCATTTTTGATTTTAATCGTGTCCAATTGTGGAAAATAGCCCATTTGTTTGAAAGTTCTCGAAACGACATATGGTCTTGTCCGTTCTGTCTCGCTTTTTCAACCCAAATTAGCCATGAAACCAAAGTGGTTTCAAAGAACTGCACTCGATGCACTTATGCGGCTACTCATAAGCCTTGCATGGAACATGATTCTACTTATGGAAAAATTCAGGACATTATCGGAGTACCAATTCTGGTCATTTTAGAAGAAATGGACGTTATACCTGAACTTGCAAAAATTACCAGCGCAATACGCCGCAAACTAACGGAGATGTAATATGCCAGAAAGTTCAATTGCCTTCGACCTTGATGGAGTTCTGATAGATATTGTTACACCGATCAAAAGGCTTCTATTAGAACTTTATGATTTTGATTTACAGGATAACGACCCTGAATACGACCAATTCAATTTAGTCAAAGCAACCGGCATATCTTCCAAGAAGTTATGGGAGATATACCGGATGGTTTACACGGAAGTTAAAACTACACCTATTTACCCGGGCGCAACGGAACTTCTGGCCAAATTATATGAAAAGACCAACGAACCGCCGCTGATCGTCACGGCCAGGCCGCCGGATTCAGCCAGCCTGACTTATCAGATAGTCAAAAGGGTTGCCAAGAAAACGCCCTTTGCTGTCGTCTTAAAGCATCCCAGATGCCATAAGTCGCAACATTTATCCGGTTATTACTATTTTGTTGAAGATCGCAGACGGACGGCCTTGGAGCTTGCTGATTTAAACTTTGTTATTCCGTTAGTCCGGAAGAATTACAATCCCATTCCGAACATCAAGAAATATCGGAATATTTTTTATATCGAGGGAGTGCATGAACTGATCCCTCATGTGGATGAGTTTACCAACAGGAATAAATACTTTGATGTTAGCCTTTTTAAAAAATGTGCGTGATTTTGTTCTTTTAACAATTGTTTTGGCCTGTGTAGCGTTCTATCTGGCCAGTTTAATTTGACGCGGGAAGATCAGGTGATCCGCTTGGGCTCATATCCCAGGTCGCAGGGGTTCAATTCCCCTTCCCGCTCCCAATTTAAAAGGGTTAAAAATGGACAAACCAATTCCAATTCCGCAAGATGATCGGCCCATGATGCCAAAAAGCTTACTTCCTAGTTTTTCAGTAAAGAAAAGCCAGTTTAAGAAAAGCACTCATGGCAACATGGCTCGCAATCAAATAGCCAGGCGACGTATGCGTCGTAAAATGGCCAGAAAATCAAAGTAAAGGAATCGCAGATAATGGTTCAAATTAATTTGTTGGATGCTGATATGGCTAAGTTAAAAGAACTGGCTAAAAAATTAGGTGTTGATGTCAATAATTCCAACGGTAACAAAGCTGTTTATAGGGACGGCCATGTTGATTCCTGGTTTGTTGATATGATGGCTATTATTACTAAAGAGGTTTTACTAAACAAATGGATGCTTTAATGATCGAAGAAACAGTCTTAAAGGGCAAAGCAGCACGCTCAATGATTCAAAGCCTTGTCACGGTTTATGACAGACACACCGGTAAAGCCGTTGCAGAATATTCATGCTCTCCCAAAGAAGCGATCGTTGCCTGTTGGGAACAGCATCATGGCAATAACAATACATGGGAGTATGCTCAGAAAATTAAAGCCGAGGTTTATCCTTTGGAAAGAACTAAATTCGGCTGGATTCTCGGTAAGTTTTGGGTAATGGACTTATAAAATGGCACGTTTTTTATGTAAACAAGCTAAATTTGAAGCAAAGTACAAAGGTGCAAGCGCGGGATTATTTAATCCCGGTGCAGAAGCATATCGTATTTTGGGTGAATTAAACTACGGCAATGTGTTTGCTTATCTTTTCAGGCGTTTTGGATACCCATGTTATGGATGGGATGATTATAAGGAATTAACTATTTACTATTTAACAACTTCCATGGACGGAGTTGTTTTAAGCATAAAGCCAAGTGTATCTACTGCCACTTCTTTTGGATATATGCTTCGGCATGATGTTCACGCAAAATGCAAATTTGAAAGTTTCAAGCCGTTAGTTTATTGGACTAAAAAATTTAAAAAATGGGTGGCAATTAAGTACAGAATTATAGCCTTTGACGGTTTTTACGTTAATTGCAGTAAAAAAGAGATAGATCGCGCTGCAAGGGTTTGGATTCGTAAAAATTGTTTCAATAGAACGCCAACACAGAAAGATAGCATTGCTTTTTGGGAATATAAAAGAAAGCAGTGCGATAAATTAAGAAAAGAATACCAGCGCATAGAACCAAGTTTTCCGCATCCTGATATTTGGAATTGGCGTTCATTATCACCAAGCTGGACAAGTTATCAAGTTATGCAAGCACTCTGCGAAACCATTAAAAACTTACTTATCCCCGTTAATGTTAGGGATTGGTATATCAACATTCAAGGAAAAATCAGAAATAACCTGCCATTAATTCCCGATCCGGATGATCCAAATGAAATGATAGTTGACTCAGCACCATATTCAGAAACGGCCGGCTATGGTGTTACGATTAATTCTAAAAATAATAGACCAGAGGTACGACTTTAAATGGAAGCTGCTCTTAATTTCAATTATACAGACGATGTTGAAGCAACCGAAATGCTGAAAAGCATTCATGCCGGTGAGTCAACATGGGATGATTATACATTTGAGCAGAAAGCTTATAAGGGCTGGTTCTGGCCGTATATGCTTCAAATTGACGAATTGGTCGGCAGTAAGCGCTGGAATTATTGGTTTAGAACCATACTGAACGGCGAACTATTTGATGAACCGATTCCTCAGATCAAGTTTCTTGGTCATGCTGATCCTGAACCAATGAAAAATCTACGTAATTGTTTGGAACATCATCATTGTCTGATGCACTCAGTCGGTCATTCGGAGTTTTTCGATTGGCTGCTATGGGGGTTCGGAGAAGGGAATGAAAAGCCGCGAATTTCCGAAAAGGTCAATGAGCTTTGGTATCGGACGTTCAACCTGGGCCCGTTTATCCAAAAGCCCCACGATTATTTAGGCGAGATTATTTCGGAAGCTAAGGCAGGCAAGACTTACTGGACAAACCCGAATGCTTTTTTCCCTACGCCACATCATATAGTCGATTTTATGACTCAAATGAGTTTTACAGATGCTCCCGAAGATAAAGATCAACACACTATGTCGGTCTGCGATCCCTGTGTAGGTTCGGGTCGATTTCTTATGTACGCCAGTAATTACAGCTTGAATTTATATGGTGTTGATATCGATCCGATCTGCGTTAAAGCCTGCAAGCTTAACGGCTATTTTTATGTTCCGTGGCTAGTCAAGCCGGTTAATTTTTTCGATGGTCCGCCGTCCGGTATTGTTCAAGGCAATTCACTAAAAATGGGTTTTTCAACAAATGCTGAAAAAGTCAGCCCTACTGAGAAAACCAGAACCATTGAGCGCAAACCCATAATGCCAAGGTTGATTAGAGATGATAACGACAGCGATTAATACCAAGTTTGACGAACCTCAGCCGGTTCTCGATGGATCGGAACAATGGCCGGTTATTGGCAATGCCCTATCTGAACAGCAGCTCGCAAGTATCAATTTTCAAATGGTGGGTTTAACCCGTCATTGGAACTGCGAAACAAAGGTAAAGATTGTTTTGGACGTCATTGGTAGTGGATTTGTCGTTATAGGCTCGATGTATGTTCTCAGTCCAAATAATTATGGTGAGTATGGTTTTGAGTTTAATCCGCCTTTTGAGTTCCATGCATGGGTACAACTTCTTAACAATGATATCGTTGATGTTGCCTTGCCGGGAGTTATAGAAAAAGGGCTTAACACTTCTGACCATATAGGCCCGATGATTATTAACAGAGAACCAGCAATCCTTGCCGGCAGGCCACCGGATTGGCTGCAATATAAACCTATAGCGGTTTATAAGATTAAATTTTAATTGTTTTCACGGCAAGAAATTTGCCGTGTAACTATAATTTTAAAAAGGAGATTTACCACATGACGGAAGAATTAAAGCACGTATTATTTGCCGACATTAACATCGTTAAGGGTTTTAATGTCAGGGGTAGAGGGCGATTCAAGGGGCCGGACTTTGATGAACTTGTTGAATCGATCAAAACACAGGGCATTTTGCAACCGGTTCTTTTAAGGCCAAATGGCAAGGATTACGAATTGATTGCCGGTGAACGGCGTATCAAGGCTGCTAAGAAAGCCGCTAAGGGCAACGGCGGAGTGAAAGAGCTTCAAATTCCCGCATTGGTTCGTGAAATGACGGACGATCAAGCCATTGAGTTCATGCTGACTGAAAATATTCAACGGGACGATCTGACGCCTTTGGAAGAAGCCGAAGGGTTCAAAAGGTATATTGACAACGTTGAAGACGCCGACATCAACGTTATTGCCGACCGCTGTGGGAAGCCGGCACCGTATGTTCAAAAACGGATTAAGGTACTGGAACTTCCAAAGAAAGTCCTCCAGGCATGGAACAAAGGTTTTCTTAGTTATGGTCATCTGGAACAATTTATTCGTATTGAACCGAGTGTTGCTTTGAAGCTGTTTAATGAAATGGTTGATGACCATGAAAGTTATGGACGCAAAACCAGCGTAGATCAACTTCGCCGTTCGATCAATAATTTTTCACCTCAGCTCAAAAATGCTAAATTCAAAACCAAAGAAGCTGGCTGTACGCAATGTCCTCATAATTCGGACATTCAGAAGTCTTTATTCGCCAAAGATGATATCGAAAATATGAGCTGTTTGAAGCCGGACTGCTTTGCTGAAAAGCAAGGAGAACATCTAACAAAGCACTGGAAAAAAACTGGTTATTATAAGGACCATAAAACTACAGGGTTTGAGTTCAACGAACAGGTTGACAGGGATGCTTACAGGGAATTCGGATTTGGTGACGGCAGTTTAAAGGAAAAATGCGCTTCTTGCGATTATTTTAAGTCCGTTATCCGGCTGGACGGAAGCGTATGGGCGCAAAAAGCTTGCTTCGGTGAAGAAAGTTGTTTCAACGCTAAAGAAAAACAGGCTCCGAAAGACCCACAGGCCCAAGCTACTCTGGATATGCAGGCTAAAAAGGAACGTACACAGCAACGTTCTCAAAAGCATGGCGTTGAGTTTCGGGAAATTCATTTTGAAACATCTATTCCAAAAAAGATTCAGGCCATCAAGTCGAACAATGAAAAGTCCTATCGGCTGTCTTTAATTGCCATCATCAGCGCCAGGCCGGAACTACATGAAAAGCTCAATGAAGATTTCAAGCTTGGCGGAAGCAAATGGTTCCGTATGGGCGACAAGGACATCGTTGATTTTGTCAATGGCCTGGACATTAGTTCGGTTAAACAACTTCTGCAAACCACGGCAGTTGAAACCATTATGAGTTCAGGATTTTCAGCAAGCGGCCGTTTCAAAATTGCTGATCTTGTCGGTGTTGATCTTCAAGCAGAATGGATGATAACCGAAGATTTCCTTAAAAAGAAACAAAAAGCTGAAATCATCACTCTGCTCAACGATGATAAGTTCAAGATTGCAGAACGTCCGGAAATTAAGGACTACCTGGGGCAAACTCTTGGTAACGGCAGCTTTGAAGTTTGCAAAAAGGGCGAGTTGATCGATTTGCTTATTAAATCCGGAACTGATCTGGCCGGCATTGTTCCCGAAGAAATCTTAAAAGATTCTTAAAAATATCGTCGTTATTTAACAAGCAACGTCGTTACTTTAATGGTAACGGCGTTGTTTTATGCCAATGGTCTTACTGAAAGTAAGGTGAACTATGTCAGTATTAGATGAAGTTAGAGAATTAACGCAACATATTCTCGACACCGAACGCAATAGTTTTAAGGACAGTATCGGTAATTCCAGTTTAAGCCCGGCAGATGATTTTATCAATAAGGAAGAATGGCTGAAACTGCAAAACAAATGCCTTAAAATGCCAAATTCAAGATTGCATTTAGTAAAATTCGCAAGCCGGACAGAAGGCCACATTTTTTGTACCGCAGTTCGTGTTTATGAAGGTTTATTTGAGGATTAAAAATGAATTATTGGCATTATACTTTATGGGAAAAAATTACAAGCATAATTACTGATGGGAAGATCAAATTTGCCAATCCGTACAACAAGTCTGAATTACCTGCTGTATGGTTTTCTTCTAATTCGGATTGGGAACAAACAGTTAGAAAAAGCCTGTTAACAAAAAAAGGAATTTCCGAATTATTTTCACGCGATTCCCTTTATAAGCACAGCAAGTCCTATCATCAAATTCTGCCGGTCAGAATTGAACTCGACACTCAAAAGGTATCACTCGTATCATGGGATGATCACAAGAAGCATAGCGGAATTACGAAAAAATTGGCATTTGAACTGGAAAGGTACGCAGAGAAATGGGGTGCCAATACTGATGAATGGGGAATTTGTTACACCGAAGTATCGATTAAGTTTTGTCATTTGCCGTTTGAAATTTGGAATGGCAGGCAATGGCTATAATTAAAAACAATCTTTTTTGTTATGAATCAAAAATCAATTCAAGTGAGGTTTAAATGAACGATGTAATGGACAATGAAGATATTGGCAAAAGTATTCAAACTGGATTAACCCCGAAACAGATGATTCAGCTTTTAACGATAGGTGTCAAGCATTGCATGTCGATTTTGATTAAAGGCGCTCCGGGCATTGGTAAGACTGAATTGGTCTATGAGGCTGCTAGAAGGAACAATGCCCATGTCATTTTGAGCCATCCGGTAGTTGACGATCCGGTTGATTATAAAGGCATGCCGTATGTTCTTACGGACGAAAACGGCAAAGAATATGCCACTTTTTTGCCTTTTGGCAATCTAAAGGCTGCTATCGATGTCACAGAACCAACGATTTATTTTCTGGATGATTTAGGACAGGCAGCTCCGGCGGTTCAGGCAGCAGCCATGCAGTTGCTTTTGGCCAGAAAGATTAATGGCCATGATATTTCGAAGCACGTTACATTTATGGCTGCCACTAATCGCAAGAAAGACAAAGCCGGAGTCGCAGGTATATTGGAACCGGTCAAGTCAAGGTTTGCAACGATCGTTGAACTTATAGTTCACGCTCCCGATTGGATTGAATGGGCTTTACAAGCTGGAATACCCACAGAGCTTATCCATTTTATTCGGTGGAAAAATGATATGCTTTTTCAGTTTGAGCCTACCGCAGACCTGACCAATTCACCGTGTCCACGGACAGTTGAAAATGTCGGCACGCTTTACAAAACAGGAATTCCTAAAGAGATTGAATTTGTAACTTATGCCGGAGCCGCCGGAGAGGGTTTTGCAACGGAATTTATTGCATTCCTCGATGTATTCAGGGATCTGCCCGATCCCGATTGGTGTTTGATGAACCCGCACCTTGTGGACATTCCGAGCTTTGACGACAAGCCTTCTGTTCTCTATGCACTAGGCGCTGCTGTTTCCAAAAAAGCTTCACATAACAATATGGAAAGATTTGTCACATTAGCCAATCGGTTCCCCGATGATTTTTCAGTAATGATGATGCGGGATGCTCTGGTCAATGATGAAACATTAAAAGAAACCCGCGCTTATATCGAGTGGGTTGTTGATCACGAAGATGTATTAACCTAAAAAATAAGGAGCAAGTAAATGGACGATCGTATATCAGCAATTCAAGAAGTTGCCATTAAGGTCAAACTCAATGTTAGTTGCTGGCCTGCAAAAAAGGAAGATAAAGAAGCTACAAAAGCCACGCATTTACAACAAGGCGCCAAGCAAGATGCCGGTACTTACCGCAAAAACATGGTATCCAAAAAGCATCTCAAACCTATCAGGGACATTGAAACCGAAGCCAGGAAATTCCACAGGGAAGTCACGCTTCCATGGGGACAAGATGGCGAACGGGTACTTCCGGCCAGCATGGTTGATGAATATACCGCTGAAATGCGAAGGCTTCATCAAGATTTTGATCTTGCGGTTGCCGAGTTTAAACAGAAATATCCGGCTATTGTTATCGATGAAAAGAGCACCCTGGGATCAATGTATAATCAAAGTGAATATCCTTCGCTCAGGGAACTTGAAGACAAATTTGATTTTAGGGTATCTATTACACCTATTGAATCCGCTGATGATTTTAGGATTAAACTGTCTGAATCCATAATCGACCGGATTAAGGATGATGTCAGAAGGCAAGAAAACGAAAATCAGCTTAACATAACGACAGATCTTTACAATCGGCTTCAAAATGTTATCGAAGATATGATTGGCAGGCTTACAGCTACCAAGAAAGATAAGAAAACCGGCGAAACGATCTATAAGAGTTTTTCATACACGGCACTTACGAACATTACCGATCTTGCCGCTCTCTTGCCAAAACTCAATATCAATAATAATTACGGCCTTTCAGAGCTTCATAAGGAAATTATGGATAAACTTGGCAAAATTTCCGTTGAGGATATTCGTGAGAGTGAAGCCGTGAGGGAAGTTACTGTCCAGAAAGGCCAGGAACTTCTGGACGACATTGGCCAGAAAATGAGTTTTTACACCGGACCCGTTGAACAAAATCAAAAAGAGGCCGCATGAAAAAAAGAGAAATAGCGGCTATTGTTTTAATGATAGCCGCTGCAATTCTTGCACAGTTTGAATTCACCGCAGCTACAGTAATTGCTATTGGATCCTTGGTTGTTGTTGCAATAATTATCTTAACTGTAAAAAAGGAAGACCCGAAATTAAAAGGCAAATATTTAACAAACGAAATAACCGTAAAGATATCCTACACATTTATGGATCCGGCATCTCAAACAGCCCTCTGTGCGCTTGATACCGTTATTACTATACCGCCACAAAAAGTAGACACGCCACCAGATCAGGAAACATACAAAAAGATACTCAATATGGCCGGAGAAACTTGGTTAAAAGATAACGTACAGCCTCAATATCACATAATTGCAGTAAAGCAGAGCTAACAATGAAATATATAGACGAAATTCAGCAAAAAGCACTTAAAGCCCGTACTGGCCTTGTATTGGATCAACCGTTTTTCGGAAGTCTTTGTTTAAAGATGAAAGTCCATGAAGACCCAACCTGTGAATCTGTTTACACAAATGGAGTTTCATTCGGTTATAATCCGCAGGCTATTAAAGACCTTTCATTGCAAAATGTTAAAGCTTTAATGGCTAAGTCTGTCATTCACTTGATTCTCGGCCATCACGTTCGCAGGGGAAATCGAGATGAAAATAAATGGAAAAAGGCTTGCAATCTTATAGCCGAAGCCATCATCAAAAAAGCCAAATTTGTTCTACCAAATGAAGACAATATAGATCTTAGCTATGTTAAAGATCACGTTGAAAATGTCTATGCCAAGCTACCCGATGATCCGGAAGGAGATAACGAAGACCAACAGCCGGATCCGGACGGTGATGATTGTATGGACGGTTGTTCGGGCGGAAACGGAAGCGGCTCTGGTGATGGTGATGATAATGATGACCAGGGTGACCAAAATCAGGACGACCAAGATCAAAACGACCAGGACGATCAAGGCCAAGAAGAATTTCCAAACGGCGAAGTCAGAGATCTCCCGTCACAAACCAACTCTGCTCAGGCTTCAAATTCGGAAAAAGCTAATTCTGAACAGGATTGGAAGATTGCAGCTATGCAAGCTGCCCAAACCGCAAAACAAATGGGCGATCTCCCGGGCGGCATAGAGCGTATTATTGAATCTCTACTTGAGCCGTCACAAGACTGGCGGGATGTGCTTCGGGAATTTGTCGAAAAAACGACTTATGGTGATTATACTTGGATGAGACCAAACCGCCGGTATTTTCCGCAAGGTTTAATACTCCCAAGTTTGGCTGCCGGGCTGGATTTACTCAAAGCTGAATGTGATGTTGATGCTTCCGGTAGTGTTTATGATAAGGAACTGGCACAATTTGGTGCTGAAATTTCAAATGTTCTTGAAGAATTTCCGCAAATTGAACTGACTGTTCGGTTTTTTGATACTGATGTTAAACACAAAGATACTAAAGTTTACACCCATGAGGATGTCCCCGTGGTTTTAGAAACTCAGGCGGGTGGTGGTACTGATTTTGTGCCAATTTTTGAAAATATCTACGAAATTGAAAAACAAACCGGAGAAAGTCCCAAATTCTTGATTGTCTTTACTGATCTTGAATGCAGCCGATTTCCAAAACAGCATCCGGATTTTCCGGTTCTATGGGCAAAAGTCGGCGACAGTGATTGGGCAGAAACTCCGCCTTTTGGCGAAATCGTTCAAATTGAGGTAGGATAAAATGTTTATTAAGAATTTAGAATATGGCTATACTCAGCTTCTTGACCATGCCGATGAAAGGGCTATGGTTGTAAAGCAACACGGCCCTTTTCATATCGGGGAGCAATTTATAGCATTGGTCGATGATAGGGATAACGTAGCATCTTTTGTTCTGTCCGGCTATACAAACGAATCAATATGGGAGTGTATTTATACAGATTTTAAACTTGAATTGGTAAAATAATGCACATCAGACGATTCTTAAAAGGCGCACATGAACATGCCGGAACAACGGACGGCACAGGTCAATGGACTCCTAAATCGGAATTCATCGTTTCTGGAACTTTTCACGGGCCTTGCAAAAATTACTTGAAACATTTCTACACGGTTAGATACGCCAGATTATTACATAAACACAAGCCCAAATTATACCAATGGCTACACATGATTACCAAGCCCCAAATATATATGGGCATGCTTGGTGTTGACCCTAAATCGGACGATGGCCGTAAAATACTGGCCGAAAATGTAGCGTTTAGAATGACCAAAAAGGTAGGTGGATGACGTTCAAAGAACAAGAAATGCTCGATCTTTTTATACGGATCATGGAGCAAAATCCGGTAGTTGAAAAGATAGTCACCATTAAGGAAAATCCAGATTGCGGACTATATGCCAGAATCAACGGCAATCCATGTGATATTCCCTGCTTTGCCGTAGCTAAAACAAAAGAAGACCATTGGTTCGGTCTTAGCAGAAAATCATGTCAACTTTTATATTTCAACAATAAGGATATTTTGTAATTTTAGTTCAAACCAAATCCGACACTATTAGCTATCCATTACGTATCAACACCAGCTACTTTTCCGCTTTTTGACCGTATCACAAATCGCATACGATTAAATTTGGCGGATTTTATAAATTGAAGATTCGGCATCCCCATCGATTCCAATATTGAGGTCGCCGAAGTTTGCGGTTCAAGGCAGTAACCTTCAATCAGGCTAAATTGAAGATTTGAATTTTATCCATGCGCGCCGTGATAAGTTGGAGAAAGCACAGTTTTTAGAACTAAATGAAAGCTGTGATATCATCAGAAACCAGCAATCCAACCTAATTTGGCTTAACCACCAGATATAGTGGATTAACCGCTAACAACTCAATAGAATTAAGATTTGACGTTATACATTTGATGATATATATGATTTTTAATTATTCGAACTTCGTACTTAACCTGACCTGATGCATGAATTCTTTTGTTGGATCGAGATAGCTTTTTAAGGGGTAAAATATTATGAAGGATTTACTTAAAACTCTTGGCTTCAAGCAAAAAAAGAATGGAACCCTATCTCAGAAAATCAATAAATATGAGTTAAGAATTCTTTATAACGAATCATCTCCTAAAAAGTCAAAGATTGACTATGGCGACAAAATAACGGTTTGGAGAAAAACAACTAATAATCTCTCTAAATCAGAAAATTTAGTGATCTTGGAATGTATTATCCGTTTGTTGAAAAAAGGCTACCTTCCTGAATCGATTGAATTAGAAAAGACATGGAAATCAGGTCACGGCACGAGTGGCCGTTTAGATATCCTCGTAAGAGACAGAAAAAAGCAAGTGTTTTCTATGATTGAATGTAAAACATGGGATGAAGAGTTTGAAAAGGAAAGAAACAAAATTCTTGAGGATGGTGGCCAGCTCTTTAGCTATTTTATACAAGAGAAGTCCACTAATTTCCTCATACTTTATGCATCTAAAATTGGTCCTCCAATTGAATTTCTTGCCGTAACTATAGATGCAAAACCATTAAAAGGCTCAAACTCAGAGGAACTACATAGATCCTGGAATAAATCTTTTGTTTCTGGCAGTATTTTTGAAAGTGCTGCCTCGCCATATAGCCTCAAACAGAAACACCTGAAAATAAGTGACTTAAAAGAGCTGGACCAAGATACCGGCAGGGGATTGTTTAACAGCTTCGCAGAAATTCTAAGAAGGCATGCTGTTTCTGATAAGTCTAATGCATTTAATAAAATATTTAACCTTTTCGCTTGTAAAATTTATGATGAGGATACCCATAATCTTGATGATGTTGTTGATTTTCAATGGAAGCCGAACGATACTTTACAGTCTCTGATTGACCGGCTGTCGGATTTATATTCAAAAGGAATTAAAGATTATCTCGGTGTATCAATTGATGATCAATATTTTTCGCCTTATTCAGAGTTCGCATTTATCGATATTTACAACAAGGAATCTTATGAAGAAAATTTTGCAATCGTAAAAGAGATTGTGGAACTATTACAAAAATACCAGATTAAATATACAAAAAAACACCAATTTTTAGGGGACTTTTTTGAGGACCTATTAAACACGGGAATTAAGCAAGAGGCCGGCCAGTTCTTCACGCCGACCCCCTTGTCCCGGTTTTTTATAAGGTCTATTCCGGTTGAACATTTAATTGAAAATAATATTTCTGATAAAAAGCCTGATATCTTGCCAGCATTAATTGATCACGCTTGTGGCGCCGGCCACTTTCTTACAGAATCTATTGATGAAATCGAATATTTCATACAAAATCTTGATTACAAGAGACTTGTTGGTCGTACACAAAAACATTTTTTGGCAATAAAAAATGATTTCTACTGGGCTAAAGATTATATTTATGGCATCGAAAAAGACTATAGACTGGCAAAAACGACAAAAATTGCCTTATTTCTAAACGGCGATGGAGACGCAATTGTACTGAACTCTGATGCACTTGATTCATTTCGCAAATCAAAAAAGTTCATGGGGCTTTTATCAACAAAGAAGAAAAAACAAACTAATGACGTTTTTGATATTTTAGTTTCTAATCCACCTTTTTCAGTAAGCGGATTTAAAAAAGACCTCCGTAATGGCAAATCTGATTTTAATTTCTTCCCATTAGTTTCTCCAAAAAGCAGCGAAATTGAATGCTTTTTTGTTGAAAGATCATTTCAATTACTTAAAGAAGGTGGCTTTCTTGGCATTATTCTGCCTTTAAGCATATTAAACAATGAAAACCGCGTATATATACAGGCTCGTCGCCTCCTCTTAATATTTTTCGAAATAAAGGGAATCGTTGAACTACGCGACAAAACTTTCAAGCCAACGAATACAACAACAGTTGGTATGTTTGCTAAAAAACGTAAAAAATCTGATGTTATAAATGCTACCGGTAAGCTTTTAAAATCAATTCAAGCTGGCCCAAAAAACGCATTATTAAATGAATTCTGCCAAGAATCATCATTTAAAGTTGATGATGTACTATCAATTTTAAAGCCTCTTGCATCTTTATTAAAATCTTTAAAAAAGGATAATGTTTATAAAAAAATTATTGGCAACGGACTGCCAGCCGAATTTTATCTTTTTTTGATTTATATTTTAAACAAAGAGTCATCTATTGTAATTTCTTATTCTGGCGAAAAAAAGGAGCAGGAGGATTATTTGGGCTATAGGTTTTCTAAATCTCGTGGACAGGAGGGATTAGAAATTCTATACAACGACGACGGCTCTATCGCCACCAAAATGTTTTCATCAAATAGAAAACACGAAGAAACGAAAGTCGCATTCTATATACGAGAGGCATTTGTTGGAAATACACATGACATTAATGAAGAGGTTGAAAAACATCTTCAATATAAAAACATAGCGTCTCTTATCAAATTTAGTAATAGTCTAATCATTGATAATCCTTCTAAACATTTCACTTCAAACAGAATAAAAATTGAAAGTAATAGCCCGTTCGGAGACTTTATTGATAATTACAAACAGAAAAAGCTTTCCTTGAAAAAGCTTTTATCTTCGGACAAGCTTTTTTATGATAGTGGGTTAATTTACAACAAAACTGAAGCTGAGGTTCCATATGAGACAAAAAATCGGGTCCTTACCGCCAGTAATTTAGACCTTAAATCAGCCTCCATTGTTTTAGAGGATAAAATGATTTACCTGAAAGAGGGCTATCCGGTGCCCAGTGAACTAAAGCCCAAAAAAAATGACATTATAATTTCTAATGCGAGCGGAAGCCTAACACATTTAGGCAAGGTGGCATGGGTAGATGTTGATTATCCCGAGTATGTGATAGGTGGATTTTTAGGTATTTATCGATTCAGAGATTTGAAAATTGCTAAAGCTGTGTTTTACAGGCTTATGTCATTAAGATTTCGAAAATACATATGGAGTCTAAGAGGGCAAAATATCAACAATTTAGATTTTGATAAGGTCGATTCGTTCGGAATACAAATTCCAAAAGACTTAAACACTTTCTATAAAGAGGTTGTTAAAAAGGAAAAAGAGCTAAAGGAAATTAGAAAAAAACTCCTTAGTCTACATCTTTGAATACCTTAACTTATCCCGTGTTTGCGACAACCAGTGATTTGTTGAGACTATCTCAACTTTTATTATAGTTGGGATATTTATTGCAATTTAAAGAGATCAAGTTTCACTTCTATCTAATATTCAATATTATAATGTCTTCCTATATATTCCAATAATCCCCACTTTCCTGGTGACACTCGCACAAACCTCTGTTCTCTATTTGATTTCTCTCTTCTTTTTCTTTCGTTAATAAAATTAGAATTCAATGTTGCATCAGGAGTTTTACCTTTCATAACAAGACCAAAATCGTTAATTGCAATGTTAATTATTTCACTTGTCCTCATTGGGCGCTTTTTTCGTTTCAATATTTCATATGCTATTTCAGTTGAAGTTCGTTTTTGTTTTGTAGCCATAAAATCCCCCTTAGAATTTTAATAATTCAGATTCACACATCAAATAATTTAGATTAAGCCAATATAACTTTCAACAATCCTTCCTCTTCAGTCTTCAGAATACTTTAGTCCATACCGACAGCTTCGGCAGCTTCTCCGACCGTTCGATGATCGAGCAGAGCTATTATAGCTTTCGTCTGATATCTGGTTGCTTCCTCGACAATTTTGCTTCGTGACCTATGTATTGTATGAATTTAGATATCATGGCAGAAAAGCAAATATCATTGAGCTTGTGATTAATTGAGATTATCTTCAGTTTTTATTGGCTTGTAAAACTGACGATCCCTTGCCTAAATGGTGAATTGCACGAATTTAAAGATTACGAACCAAAATCGTGAACGCGTTATTATAATTTGATTCCGGTCACATTGGACCAGCAAACAATTTTTTATACCAGATTATTGTGATGTTTTCAATTCAAGGTGGGCAAGCTATTATTTAATGTCCATAATTTATTTAACCGCAGGCTTGTCATTGGCTTTGGCAGCACTTTTAACGCCTTCGATATTGGTTTTATCAAGGTCTTCAATACTGCCTTTATTGCCTGTAATTTCCTTATCAACTTCAGCTTTGTCCTTTTCCGACATATCCGGTAAAGTCCTTTTGGCAATGTTTTGCTGAATAAGAATTCGGTATTTTTTACTGACAACAGCCTTCATTGAGGTAATCATATTTTCAAGGGCAATACTCAGATCGTCAATCGAAAATTCTTTTGATCGTCTAATATCGATATCCTTGTCCTCGTATTCCGTTTGTTGCCACACAAAAAAGAACCGGACAATATTGCGCTCTGCTTCGGTCATGCTGTCCGATTTTTTGGTCAACACACTTCTTAGTTGACCATACTCATACCTTAAAGCCAATCCGGATCCCACATTTTTATTGTTGCTTTTTCGTTGTCCATGAACACCGGACAAATGCGCTATTCTGTAAATTTCATCAGCCTTCCGATCAGTCCACTTCAAGATAGCCTCAATCGGTTCCAAAACCTCTGTCTTCATCCAATCCGCTTTACCGTAATCTCCATAACTCGGATCGAACTCAACAACTGCCTCCGGCCCTGATTCGTCTTTTGATTCTCTACCTTCTTCTTCCATTGGTTTTCGCATAATTGGAAAACCCGCAAATTTGATAATTTCATCCCCCATGCTAATATCACGAATGATGCTCGCTGTAATTTTGCTGATATTAACAATATCCGATTTTCCAAGATACGGAGTATTTATTTTCTTGACATTCTGCATCCAAGTAAACGGTATTTCACCAAGTGGATTATCACCATTTTCAATCAACTTGGGCGTTCTCCGCATGCTTACATCTTCCCAAGTTTCCCATTTGTTCGGCCACCACAAATAATATAGATCCCCATTTCGAAGCTTAAGATAAGTAAGTATAGGTCTGCCGGAATCAGGATGCTTTCCGAATTTCCAGTCTATAATATTAGGCGGAGTAAAAATAGCAACGTATGGATAAATCTTCTGCTGAATTTCCTGTTCACGGGTCTGGGTATTCGTTTGAGGCTTGTTCGTTAAAATCCCAACCGCACCGAACACGGAAGCAAGTTTTTGAGCTTCGTTCATAAAAACGTCAAAATCAGTACCGATAAGATCGCAATCCTCAAGAAACATTTCCCATTGTCGATCTTTTTTCAGTTTTTCAATCGTACGGATAGCTGCTTTTTCAGTCAGGTAAAAATTAAAAAGATCAACGATCGCTTCCGTATAATTAAAGCAAATACCTTCCTCTATTCGCATTCTCCAATTTGCCATTGACTCCCTTAAATTCCGGTTGCCAATAGCCTTTCTAACAAAAGGCACTCCACCTTCATAAGCCAGATGATAAAAATTCCAATCATTGATATGCTTGTCATATTCTTTGTGCTTTTTGATCAGATCTTTTCTTTTCATTTTACCCTCTCTATTTCCAATACTGTTTTTTCTTACTTTTCACGAATTTAGGTTTCCCGACCCACCTGAGAAATTGGGAAGTCGCATCCACCATATCGTCATGCTTGGAGAACGGGAATTGGCAAAGCTGTGTTTCGTAATCAACAAGCCACGCTGATTGTTCCGGTAAATACACACGGCCGGCCTCGATGATTGCGGTTACTTCACTAAGCCGAACTTGTTTATTGGCATCGGCCTTGATCGCAATAACAGGAATATTGGTGTATCGTTTTAATTCCTGAATTAAACTCTGACCGCTGGCCCTATCTTCAACCAGGACAGGACACTGCCCTGTGGTAAAATTAAAATGTTTTTTGTTGCGTTCATGGACTCTGATGGCTTCTTTGACAAGCTCCGGAAATTCAAGTCGCTTATTAACAACCCAAAGCAGATAATAAAGATTGTCATTAGTAACGCCCCATATAGTACAGGCTGAAGGGTCTGCAAGCTGAGATTCTTTAAACGCCGTATCCCATGACGCAACGATTTTAACGAACTTCCGTGATCCGAATTGTTTTTCGCCAAGCATTCGGTTTGCTGTTTTTTCAGCAAGAAGTTTAACCCGTTCCTTTTCTGTCATGGTTTGCCTTGAATTAACTTCAAGGTCTCTGTGTTCTCTAAAGCTGTATCTTTTAAACCAATCAAGCTTGACCATCCCACCTTCTTCGGGAAGCGGTCTTTGCTGATATTGGGAATTCCATTCTCTTGTACCAACTGCTTTTTTAATATTTCGCAACACCGGAACATCGTAAGCATCCGGCCATAATGCCTGATCTCTTTCCCTGCCGATTTCATCCGGGCCTTCTGCGATCGCTGGCAAATCGATAGTTACCCAACCTTCGTGCTTTTGTTCTTCAAGCAGATAGCCGGCTAGATCGTAGTAACTCCATCGGGTCATAATAAGAATAATACCGCTTTTCCCCGGCATTAATCTCGTATATGCAACCGATTGATACCATTCCCTAAGCTTACGCTGTACAACTTCGCTTTCAGCATCAGCCCTGCTTTTAATAGGATCGTCTATTAAAAACAGATGCGCTCCACGTCCGACAGTTGCTCCGCCGACACCAACGCTAAAATAATTACCGCCTTGCAGAGTTCCGAGTTTGTTGGCGCTTTTGGAATCGCTTGATATTTCACAGTCAGGAAAAATTTCAGAATAAGTCTGGTCAATAGCTTGGTTCCTGACTTTCCGGCCAACATCACCGGCACGCTCAAAAGAATAAGTAGCAGCAATTATTTGTTTCTGAGGATTTCTTCCCAAAAACCATGCAGGAAAAAATTCACTCGTCAGCATTGTGTTGTGTGTTGGAACTAATTTGCGACCAACAAGATATAGGCCATCTTCGCTCTCTACGCTAATTGAGTGTCCAGGTTCAGGTATGCATGGTGTAATAGATTTAATCGATGTTCTTCTGCGCAGTGCATACCTGATAATTTTTTTACGTTTAAGACAGACCGGGATATTCAATGTTGGCTGAAATCCAATATAGCTTATCTTTTTTTTTCCAATGATTCCAGAACTTGAGGTTGTTGGCGCAATTTTAGAATTGCAAACATGCCAACCAAACGATTGCACAAGCTCGATGATATTGCGTGCTAAAACTGAATCTCCAGTAACAATGCGCACACGTGAATCCTTATCAACACTTCCATCAGTATCAATTAAGCCTGCAAGTAGCTGAAGTCTTTGTTTAACAGATGCTCTTTGGTAAATATCTGGAATATGTTTATTGTTTAGAAGTTTATTCTTCTTTAATGCAAGTTTAAGTTCTCTGGAATAATTTTGGTACAACACGCCAGTAGTTTTATGAATCGTACAAGTGGTTTTAAGGTATCCACACTTTTCTATATGATCCAAAACGGCAGAATCTTTAGGAGCTGCACATATTCGTGCTCTATCCGAATTACCATCACCAAGCCATGCGCCCAAGACATACGGATGTATGGGAAGTTTTGCATCAGGGAATTCAATAGGATCAATTAGCGAAAGTTGATATATAAAACGCCCAGCACTTTCTAATTTGCGCTGTTCACCGAACTTTGTAGTCGAAATAAAATATTTTGTTTCATAAGTAGCAAATGCGTTTTTCGTCCTATCCCATACAGTCCATTCATGATTTTTATGACATTTAATTTTGGTTCCATTAGTAAATTCAATCTCAAGCGTAGCAAGGGTTTTCGGAGCAATCCAATTTATGCGCACAGGGCGGCCATTAATTCCAAAAACAAAATCTCCAATTTTTAAGTCACCATGCTTTTTCCACCCAAGTGTTGTTAAAATATCAGTATTATCAGCAAGTTGTTTGCCGTGGCGGGGCGGCATAAAGATCATTAATCTTGTTATGTCCCCCCGCTCAACGGCCATTAAATGCTGTGCTACATACTCAATATGCGGAGCAACTTGATAGTCGTTATACATCAATGCGGCATAAGCAAGCAGATTGGAAAACGCCAAATCTTCAACAGGTAGCGATCGCAACCTGTTAAGCTGCTGCTGTGTGGGTTGTGTCGCTATTTCCATTAGAAGATTTTATTTCCTCAAATTCCACATCGATTGCATCTCCGGTAAAACCAATTTTAGGATTGTACTCAATGCCTTCCGGAAGCCGGTTACCAAGAGCAGCTAAAACAACTTGGTCGCGTTTTTCCTTGGTGATAATGGTCAGCTCACGCTTAACGCTCATTTTTTGCTCTGCATCCAGGCCGAGCAGTTTTGATCGGCGTTCTTTGATCTTCCGGCGTTCTTCCATCCAGCGTGATCCCTGATGTGGATTTTTTGCTAATTTTTCCAATCTTTCGATGCAAATTCGTTCCATGTCATCCAAATCGGCAAGCTCCCGTAATCTTACTATATGTAAATTATCGAGAGCTTCGGCTTTCCATTCTTTTTGGATCGCTTTTATGTCTTTGGTAATTGTGGAACGATCAACGCCGAGCATTTGGGCTATTTCATAATGTTTATATCTCTTTTTAAATAGCTCACTTACCTTCACACGGCGCTCTATAATTTCGTGCATTTTGGAAGGATGAACAGGTCTTCGGAACATAGAAACCTACACTTTTGTAAGAAAATTATTGGAAAGTTACATTTTTGTCTTGACATTTAATCTCACTATCAGTAAGAATTGTCAAGAAATTTATAAAGGGGTTCTGTATTTTGGGGTCTGGCCACCTTAAAAATACGAATTCAATGAAACAAAAAATCCAAGGGCAGTACGGTGTCCGTACACATCGTGCTGCCCTTTTTTTGTTTCTCCCCAAGCTAAAGCCGAGCGTGAAGCTCACCCAAGTTTTTGGCATGAAGCCAACCCAAAGGTAATACGGCGAGAAGCCGAAAGGAGTGTAAGCATGTGGAAATTAAAACTCGATGAAAATGGCAATGTCGTAGTTCAGGATGGAAAACCTGTCTACATCAAAGAGATCGAAGGTGGTGAAGCCGAAGAAATGGTTTTTGATGCACCGGATGCACTGTCGAAGATCGCTGCTCTTAACAACGAAGCCAAAGAACACCGGCTGGCAAAGGAAGAAGCTCTGGAAAAGCTGAAAGCTTTTAAAAGTATTACCGATCCTGCCAAGGCTCTGGAAGCTCTCAAGACGATTCAAAATCTTGAGGATGAAGAATTAGTCAAGGCTGAAAAGGTCGAAGAATTGAAAAAGCAACTCGGTGAAATTTACGAAACCGAGAAAACTCAGCTTGTTACGGAACATGAAAAGATTGTTGGTGAAAGAGATACAACGATTGCCGATCAGGAAAACACCATTCGGCATCTTTCGCTTACGTCTGAATTCGCCAAGAGTCCCTGGTTTAACGGCGAGAAGCCTAAAACCATTCTGCCACCGGACATGGGCGCTGACTTTTTCGGAAAATACTTCAAGGTTGAAGGCTCCGGAAGGGATGTAAAAATCGTCGGTTATCTTAACGGTGCAAAAATCCTTTCCAAAGATCCGCAGAAACTTGGCGAACCGGCTGGTTTTGAAACTGCCATTTCAGCGATTGTTGAAGCTTACCCCGACAAAAACAGAATTCTCCGTTCGACCCCGGGAGGTCCAGGGGCGCACGGCAACGACAACATCGGAGAAGGCTCAATTATCACCCTTTCTAAAGCAGAAGCCAAAGACCCAGGCACTTATAAGGCTGCCAGGGACAGGGCGGAAAAAACGGGTGCTTCTCTGAACATCGTTTAGCGAGGTAAAATAAATGTCCAATTACATTGATCCTTATAATCCAATTTTTTATGCCCAAGAAGCACTGATCGTCCTTGAAGACTGCCTGGGCATGGCAGGACGTATCCATCGTGGCTACGATGAAGAACGCAAAAGCGCAAACAAGGGCGACACCATCCAGATCTCCAAGCCTGGTACTTTCACAACCCAGTCTGGCGGTGATGGAACCGTAAACGACGTCAATCCAACAAAGATCGACATTACCGTCGGCACATGGGAAGAAGTTAAATTCGGCCTTACCGACAAAGAGTTGGCCCACACCACGGAAAAGATCATCACCGATCATATTTCCCCTGCCGTGTACGCTATCGCCCACAGCATCGAATCCGATGTTACCGATCTTTACGTGGACTGTCCATGGTCTTACAACCTGGCAAGTTCTCTCACAACCGCCGATATCGTCAATGCCCGTAAGGTTCTTCGGGATACAGCCGGTACGCTGATTGATCAGGACATGGTTCATTTCGGTCTGGATTCCACCCTTGAGGCGGCCCTGTTGAACATGACCCTGTTCCACGCTGCTAACGTAGCCGGCGAGCAAGACTCCAAGGCTACCCGCCGGAGGGGTTCTCTCGGTACTCGGTTCGGTGTTGAACATTTCGTTCAACAAACCCTGACCGATCATACTTCCGGTACGGTTGTTTCGGCCGAAACCGACGTGGCTGGTTCCCTGGGCGCTAACATGGCAATTCGCGCCACCACAATGAATCTGGCCGATCTGTCTCTGGTAGAAACTTTGAAAGCCGGTGACAGTTTCGTGATTGCCGGCAACACACAGCGGTACGTTGTTACTGCCGACGCCACCCTGTCGAGTGGTGCCAACGCTGCCGTTTCGATCTATCCGCAAGCAGTTCAGGCCTACAGCTCTGGCGCGGTTGTGACGTTTGAAACCATCGGTTCGGCTAACTACGCCGATCGCTACTTCGCCAACCTGATGTTCCATCGGAACGCTTTCGCTCTGGCTATGGCTCCATTGCCGGAAATCGGCGACGGTGCAGGCGCGAAAATGGCCGTTGTTCAAGATCCTCGAACGGGTCTGTCTATCCGATCACGGCTGGCCTACGACGACACAAACGCCAAAGTGGTCGTAACCCTTGATGCCCTATGGGGCGTTAAGACCCTCGATCCCAACCTGTGTGTAGTCGCCAGACGTAACTACGCATAAACCGTTTATCCATTAAAATAAAAGGGGCGGTGGCTCTACAGCCCCCGCCCCTTTTTCCATTTTAACCATAAAGGAAGGATATAAAATGAGCGAAATGAGATCTCTGGAAACGATTACAATCGTTAATCCGAAGAAAAAAAAGAATAAGGATGCGCCCGAGGTTGTTATTATCAATTTAGAGGACTTTGACCCTAAGAAACACACCAAGGCCAAAGCTCCGGAACCGGTGAGCGCACAAGCTCAGGCTGAGGAAGTTCTGAAAAAGGCCGAGGAAATGATGAAAGACGCCACGGCTATGATGGAACAGGTTCAGGCCGCTGCCGGAAAACCTGGATCCAAAAAGGACGATAAAGATAATAAGGACGACCCCAAAACAAAGTAAGAGGTAAAGCATGGAAATTCTAACCTTGCTCGATGGGGTTAAAGCAACCGGCGCAAGCGAAGCCCTTAACATCGTAAACATATTACGCGCCCCTGAAACGTACATAAGCCAGATTCCTGCCCATATTTTCGGTACAACGGTTCCAGCTGTATCAGCAACGGCTCCCGGACTTGATGATTGCACATCCGGCGGGACGTTCACCGGCGTTGTGGCAACCGATTACCAGGTTAAAATCGATGCGATTGCAGATATTGCTGCTGCGGTGCACGCTGGAAGCGGACCGGATGATATAACATCCGGCGGAACATATACCGGTCCCGAGGATTTGGTTTATGTTGTTGAAATTGACGCTGAAGGCACACCGGATACATTTCAATGGTCAAAGGACGGCGGGCTAACATGGGAAGCCACCGGAGTTGCAATCACCGGTTCGGCCCAAGCTCTTGACAATGGTGTTACGGTTACATCTGTAGGCACCGATAATCATACTGCTGGTGATACCTGGACGTTTACATGCACCGTGGATACGTTTAAATGGTCGAGTGATGGCGGGTCAACATTTCCGATAACAGGCGTTTCAATCACGGCCGCTGCTCAAACCCTTGAATTGGGCGTTATCGTAACATTCGGTTCCGCCACTGGACATGCGCTCGATGATCTTTGGGACATTGCCTGCACTCTGGCCTTTGTCGGAACGGTTTTGATCGAAGCCACACTTGCCACCGATGCCGAAGTTGCCGCCGGAACTGCCAGGTGGGATACGTTACTCAGTAAAACAGCCGCCGCTCTGGATGAAGTAGCAATTGCATACACCCATATTCGGGCTAACGTAACAGCTTATACGTCTGGAGCTATTTGGGCGAAGGTGCTTATATAAATGGCTTTAACATTAATCGCTACTGCGGGCGCTGTTGACGCTAACACGTACAGCACGCTCGCAGAGGCAAACACATATTTTGAAAGTCGTCTGAACGCCACTGTTTGGGCTGGTGAAACCGATCCCAATAAGAACATAGCTTTGGCTATGGCCACACGGTTGTTTGACCAGGGTATCGATTGGAACGGCTTAAAGGCCGCTTCAACTCAAGCCCTTGGATATCCCCGAATTGGTGTTACCGATCCCGAAGGATATCTGGTTGATGAAAGCTCAATTCCGGATTTTTTAAAAGAAGCAACGGCTGAATTCGCCATGTGGCTGCTTTCTTCTGACCGCACTGTTGAAGATGGCATGAAAGGCATGAGGCGCATGAAGCTCGGCAATCTTGATTTAACAGCCGATAAATATGATCGCAAATCTGTCATGCCGGATTTTGTTTATCAGATGGTCAGAGAATATGGCGTCAAGAAAAGAGGTCCGGCCCGCAGGCTTCAACGAACAAGGGGAGCAAATTACGCTTCGGACGACATTTTAACAATGAATATTGCTGACGGTAGGATCTTTTAATGGGATTGCAAGATGCGTTTAAAAATGCAGCAGTTGCCGCTTTTAAAGCAGCAAGCGATTTGCTTGAAACGGTAACATTTAAATATATCGAAGACGATTCTGGTTACGATACTGAATCAGGAACGCCTTCTGACAGCATTAACGAATATACGGTAGAAATGCTTTTTCTGGATTGGAGTGTCAATGAAGTTGATGGTGTCACAGTGCTTCCCACGGATATGAAAGCCCAAATCCCTGTGGAAAATATGTCTGTCACTCCAAATCTTAAATGCAAGATCGAGCATAACAGCGTTGATCTTGACATTAAGAATATTAAAACCGATCCGGCTAAAGCAATCTGGACGTTTCAATTGAGACAGTCGTGAAAAATGATACAAGCCAAATAAAAAAAGCATTCGGCCAAGCCAAACAGGGTATCAAAGAAGCGTCCAGAGAATTCCGTATCGATGTTGCCACCAAAGCATTTAAACGCATCGTAGCACGCTCTCCTATCCATACCGGCTCATATGTTTTAAGCCATCGAATCGGCGTTAAAGCCAAAGACAGCTCCGTGGCAATGCGCTTGTTTCCGGCCGTCAATAAAGAAGGCGTTAAGAAAGAAGCCCTTGGTGAACTGATTAAATTAAAACAAGTCGGACCTTTTGACACTATCATCATATCGAACTGTATTCCTCATAATATCAATGTTGAATACGTTGGATGGAAGCATACCCCGGCTTATCAAGTTTACGGCTTAACGTTCATTGAACTTTTTATGGGAACGCAGATTAGAGGGTTTGTTCCAACTTTAAAATTTGGATAGGCAATTATGTCTTTCGAAGATGAAGCAAAGGCCATAGAGCAACGATTTGAAACCGAATGGGGAGCCACAACGCCCATTAAATGGGAAAACACAGATTATACCCCTGATCCGGATGTGACCTTTACGGAACTTGAAATTCATCACGGCCAGGGCGTTCGGCTCGATATCGGATCGTCACAGCGTTACCGATATCCCGGGATCATTTCAATTAACATTCGGGGGCCGCTGACTAAAGGAACACGGGCTTTAAAGACTCTGGCCGACACAGCACAGGCTGTTTTTCAGGGCGTAACTTTCTCAGGAATTATCTGCTACACATCGAGTATAACGCGCATTGGCGAGGTCGATGGGCGGTTTGTATATAACGTATCAACCCCTTTTACAAGGGACGAATCTTTTTAGTGGAGGCTTATTATGTCTGACTCAAATAGAGGGCAACTCAGCTACTTAAAGGAAAGTACATGGGGAGAAACCCCTTCCTCGGCTCTTACCGATCTACGTTTTACCGGAGAGGATTTCGGCCACGGAGTTGCAACCCGTGAGTCCAATGAAATTCGATCAGACCGACAGGTTCCCGATGCTGTCAGGGTCGGCGGAGAAGCAGCCGGCGGATTTGATTTTGAACTATCCTATGAAGCACCGCCCGATGAACTTCTGGAAGGTGCGCTGTTCGGCGCCTTTGTGGGCGTCGGTACAGGATCAACCACTACGATCACATCCGGAGCCACCGGCTCAAATCTGGATTTCACCCTTGCTTCCGCAGGCAATACCATTACCTTCGGCTCATCTGTGACACACGGAATCGTAGCCGGTCAATGGGTCGAACTTTACGGTTCAGCCGGCGATGATGGTTATCATCTGGTAACAGCGGTCGATGGGCAGGAACTCACCGTGGAAAGCATCACAGGCGATGAAGTTTTGGACGAAATTGATGCTGCCACAATCAAGGGCTCAATGCTCCGGAACGGTACAACAATGTCCAGCTTTACGTTCCAACGTCAATTGGCCGACATGACCAAATTTTTCGCATTCCGTGGCCAGGTCTGTAACGCTCTTTCTCTGATCGTTCAAGCCGAAGAATTTGTCAGTGGACGGATGGACTTTGTAGGTGGAACAATCGCTGCATCGGATTTTGCCGGATCATCATTCGGTACAGGAGCAAACGTAGCTGCTCCAGCCAATACCGTGATGAACGCCGCTGTCAATGTCGGTTCAATCCGTGAAGCCGGTTCAGCGGTTTCTTCTGATTTGATTATTCAGGAAATTTCCCTGAATGTCAGTAATAACATCCGTGGCAACAAGGGCGTTGGCATCCTGGGTAACGCTGATATCGGTGTCGGTAAGTTCAGAGTAAACGGCTCATTTAACGTGCTGTTTAATGACGGTGCGATCTACGCCAAGTACCTTGCCGGAACGGAATCAAGCATGTCTTTCAATGTCGAAGATGGAGACGGCAACGCCTATATTTTTACATTTCCGCGCATTAAGTTTGATGAAGATGATGGCGGAAAGGTCTCTGGATCTGACACGGAAGTTGTCGAGAACGTTGGATGGTCGGCCCTGCGTGACACCACGTATGACTGCATGATGCAGATCGACAAAATCGCTGCTTAAAGAAAGGAATCAGCATGAAAACGTTTAACGATCTTTTTGTAAGTGACACTGACAAGGCCAACAACGGTGTTCCCATCGTTGTTGGTTATAATGTCAAGAATGAACCTGTAACCTTGTTTATAGCCGAAGCTGGCAATCCGGGCCATGAAAAGGCTCAGCGCCAGTTTGCCAAAGAGCTTGAAGTTTCCCGCCGAAACAGAAAGCATCGGCAGCGCATCAACGCCAGAATTATTGCGATCGGCGTTCTGAAAACCTGGGAAGGCGTTCTCGACGATGACGGCAATCCAGTTGACCCAACTGTGGACAATAAGGTTGCAGCTCTTTTGAAGTACAAAAAGATGTATCTCAGGGTTCTGCAAGAATCCGATGATCCTGATAATTATCGGTCTGACGATCCCGATGAAGATTTGGATGAAGACGATCTGGATGAAGACGAAGCGCTTGAGGATACCTCGGGAAACTTGCAAGCGTCCTAAGATGGACGCTGAAACACGGCAAACATCTTAAATGGTATGAACGGCTTCACAAAGCCGGTCATACAGTCAAGGTTTACCTTGAACGTCCGCTTCTTTATGAAGATCTCAGTTACGATTTTAATGCGTTCTTTGAGTTGAATTCAAGTCGCAGTATGGGGTTTTCAATTGGGCCGATTCCGCTTACCGAAATCTACGCCTATATGAAAATCCGCAAGATTGACAATCCCGAAGAACGTCAGGTTTTTCTAAGACGCATCCAGATACTCGACATGGAGTATCTAAAAATCACATCTGAGGGCAACAATGTCAACAAAAGATCCAAACATAGAACTGAGGATCGGAGCCAAAGGAAAGACAAAAAAGGATTTTGATAGCCTTGATCGTCAGTTAGATAAATCTTTGGACAGATTCGAAAAACTTGGAGCTTCTGCCGATAAAGTACAGGCTCAATCTTCACGTTTCAGCAAGAAGTATGTAAAGGCCAAACAAGAAGAAAAGAAAATGTTGGACATGATTTCCGGCAAGTCTTTACGTGACTATACTAAAAAGCTGTTTGAAGAAGCCAGAGCTACGGACAGATCTACTCAGGCGATTAAAAAAAGGTCGAAAGCTGTTAAAGGTGCGGTTGATGTTGAAAAGGAATGGGCTCACCTTAAAGAAATTCAAGCCAGGCGGGAAAAAAGTGGTGCTGCTGCAAAATCAAGAGCCGCATTAGACGCCCATCCGGGCGATTTTTACGACCATTACAAAACACCTGAAAGAAATTTAGAAGAATCTATTAAGAGGCAGCGAGACTATGACAAACAAATGGAAAAGACTGGCAAAACTACGGAAAAAACTGCCAGACGTGTAAGCATCCTGAATACTCGGCTCGGTGATTTCTTTATCATTATGAGTGGTATAGCCGCTTCCATGTTTGTTTTCCAAAAGCTTCATCAATGGATTCGGGATACTGCCAGGGTTACAATGAGAGCCGAAGAAGCAATGGCCGGATTAAAGTCTGAGATCAGCGCAACTTCAACTGAAATAAGATTTATAACAGATACATCTAAATTCGCCGGATTCGGCGGGCACATGTCGATTGAAAAAGCAATCGAAAAAATGCAAGCATATATCCAAGAAGGATACACCGCAATTCAAGCTACGCAACTGGTGTCCGCAGAAGTTAATAAACTCGAAACCCTTTATGACGGAACTCTAAGTGGAGCGGCCAATGAACTTAAAGGCGTTTTTACAGAAATTGCCACGGTAATCGGCAAAGCAATAACTCCGGAAGTCCGTGCTTGGGCTAATTATTTTAACAATATTCGGGAAGAAAAGTTCAGAGATAAAGAAAAGATGTTGCTGGAAGGTATTTCTGATCTTAAATCCGGTAAGCCAAGCCGACATATAGAACATTACGGTCCTAATCCCAAAACTCTTAAAGATCTGATCGATGATCTTGGAGTTTTGAATTATCAAAGGCAAATGCAGCTTCATGGTGTTGGTTCCGATCATTGGGATACTGGCAAGCCTGGCGCTGATATTCGTTATTGGGATGCCAAAGGTAAAGAATCAAAAACATTGGGAGATAAATGGAAAAAAATCTACAAAGATAAAGTTCAGTTCTACGGCATGACAGATCGTGAACGTGAAACTGAAATCCATAGCAGGCTGTATAAAAAATTCGAAAAGTTTTTTAAAGACGATCAGAAAAAACTGGAACAGCTTCTCAAATGGGACACAGTAACCCGGGCTGAAATCTGGCTGAAATACTATAACTATCCTAAAGATGCTGGCTCTGACCATGAAAAACGCAGGCTTAAAGCATCAGGTGCCGATGTGAAAGGCACGAAGGGTTGGGATGTTGGAGCGCACGAAACTGCTGAAAATATGCGGAAGTTTCGTGAAAAAAGAGCAAAAGAAATTCTTAAAGCTGGAAAAGCATCGATGTCTAAAGATCATCATATAACTGCTGCCATGTACGGAAGCGGTTATGCTGTTGACGGCTTTTTCAATCCAACTGATCATGAAAGGCGTAGGCTCGGCCTTGATAAGCCCCAATACACCGTGGCCGACCAGGATCGTGATCTTGAACGCATCACGAAAAAAAATAACCGCACAGCCGAAAAGGTTCTTAAAGAATCTCGTATTTGGACTGACGGTGCTAAAAGGGCGTTTCAAGGCTATGCCGATGAAGCGACCAATGCCGCTCAAAATGTTGAGAATGTTATAACCAACGGGTTTCAAAATATGGAAGATTCCCTTGTAAATTTTGTTACTACAGGAAAGCTAAATTTCAGAAATCTTGTCGATGGCATGCTTGCTGATCTGGCGAGACTTGCTATTCGCCAGAGCATTATTGGTCCGTTGGCCGGTGCATTTAATACTTGGATGGGACCACCATCAACAGGCAAAGCCAGTGGCGGGACTGTGGATCCATACTCTGCTTATGTCGTCGGTGAAAAAGGGCCGGAGATTCTACAAATGGGTGGTTCCGGCGGAAATATTATTTCTAACAATAAAATTGGCCCTGCGCCACCTGTAACGGTCAATGTTCATAATAACACGGAGCAACAAACTAAGGTTCGTCAAGAAGCTCCGCAATTCAACGGCCAGGAATGGGTTGTAAATGTTTGGCTGGATGCTTTCACCCGAAATGCCTATGGCCTAAGAGACAGTCTCGGCGGATAATTTTTTTTTAACCTTAATCTTACTGATAGTAATATATTATGGCTAACTTTCCCTTATCCAGAAAACCATCCCCCAAATATTTTTCTCAGAATCCGTTTAAACCACAGGTGAAAACGAATTTTGATGCAGGATATGTGCAGTCACGCGCTAATGCTACCCGATCAAGGATGGAATTCAGTACTGGATGGGATGGAATTACAGAAACAGAATTGCAGTCGCTTATTACTTTTTTTGAAGACAATATCGGCACAACATTCAATTGGACGCATCCCACGACAAGTACGGTTTATACGGTACGATTTGTGGAAAACCGTCTTCCTAAAGCTTCTTATGCCGGCCAGCTTGACGGCGAAGATGCTTGGGAGCTTGGGCCGATCTTACTGGAAGAAGCGTAATGTCTTTATCAGCAACAGCCTTTATAGAAAAAAACAAATTAGCTTCTGAATATTCATGGATAGTTCTTTTAAAGGTCACTTTTCCTGATTCTACGATTATCAGGATTTGCAAGAATGTTGAGGATATAACATGGCCTGTAACTGCCGGAGATATCTGGACAGCTTTCCCGTTTGAATTGGATGAAATTGGAGATTCAAAAAAAGGCGAAGTTCCACAGGTGGTCGTTCGAATAGGAAACGCTACCAGGGCAATACAGGTATATATGGAAGCCTACGACGGCCTGGTTGAATCCGAAGTGGATATCATGGTTGTTCATGCCAAAAACGTCACTTCGGCCACATTGGGAGCAGGCGCAAATAATAGTAATCCTGAAATTGAGCTTAATTATCGCATTGTCGGATCGCATGCTGACAATATGTGGGCAAGCTTTGTGCTTGGGGCTTCAAGTCCGTACAATTTGCGATTTCCAAGGGGCAGGGTGCTTAGGAATTTTTGCAGATACTACGATTTTAAAGGCGGGCGCTGCGGGTATGACGGTGCAGACACTTCCTGCGAACGAACGCTGGCAGCTTGCAGATTAAAAATCAACTTGGATTCAAGTAGTAATGAAGCAAGATTCGGTGGATCCCCGGGCGTTGGAACAAAAGGTATCTATGTTTAACGATTTAATTGGCATACCGTTTGTAAAAGGCGAAACAGATTGCTGGTGGCTTGTTAGGCAAGGATTTAAAAAATTCGGAATTGAAGTCCCGAATTATGACATTGTCAGAGAAGCCATCGAACAAGTGAATTACGATCTTAAATTAACCGAACATATTGCCATGTCTTTCAGGTTTCAATGGGAATATTTAGAAGAACCCAAAATTCCATGTTTGGTTTTTATGAGTATGCACGTACCGGATACATTAAGTCATTTTGCTTTATATATCGGCAATAACGAAATTCTTCACACATTGAAGGGTAAAAATTCCTGTCGGCAAAAATTAGATCATCCGTATCTAAAAAACAGACAGAAGGTTTTTTATAAATATGTTGGATAGAAGTCAAATATTAATAACCGCCATTACGAACCATCTGGATCCACTGAACAACCGGATCGTCAGGCGTATTGATTGGGAAGACGGCAAGGCTGTATTTGAATACATGCGGGACATCTATCCAACCATGCCCGAAGATGTCAATGTGGTGAGTTCTGTCAACGGCGGCCCGGTCAGAGATATTCACACTTTTGCTCCTCATATCGATGATAATCTTGTTTTCTGCTTAGTCCCTCAAGGCGATGGTGATACTACAAGCATCCTCGCTGTAGTGGCAATGATCGCAGTTATGGTTGTTGCACCATATATTGCTGCTGGTTTAGCGAATATGTACGGCGGTGGAACATTTATGGCAGGAGCTGCTGGCGACTATTCGGCAGGAGCAATCTTAGGAAGTCAAGTTGCTGGATCTTTGTTGACAGTAGGCGTAGCTATGGGCGGGGCTATGATCGTAAACGCCATGCTGCCGAGGTCAAGCGCCGATACTTCTGTAGGTGGAAATCCGGCTGACGAATCCGCAACTTACGGATGGTCTACACAGGGCAATACTGCTTTAGAAGGTAAAACATGGCCTGTACTGTACGGCACTATGAGGGTTTTTCCTTATTTGATCGGCAGATACATTTCAAGTTCCGATAATAAGCAATATTTGAATATGCTGTTCGGCGTTGCCGATCACGCTGTGGATTCAATCGGTGACATAGAGATCAACGAAAATGCTTCAAGTCAATACACAGATATAAATATAGATACGTCTAAAAAAGGTTCACTCAGCCAGACCCCGATTGCAAATTTCAACGATACTTACACTGAAAGCTCTGTATGGCAGCCATTGGCATACGGCAGTTGGAAACAGGACACTGCCACGGGCAATGCTACGCAAGGGCTTGTTGTTGGGATCACCCTGCCCAACGGTCTGTGTTATTTTGCAGACAACGGATCGTTATCTAACGCATCGGTCAGTGTTCAAATCCAGTATCGCCCAACAAGCGGCGGTGCATGGACAAATATTGCAACAGACACGATCACCGACAAGACTCAAAAAGCTATCCGGAAAGAATATCGTGTAGATAATTTAACTGCCGATGAATATGAAATTCAAGCTTGCCTTACGGCTGATCCGCCATCGACCAATCGATATTCAAATACTATATATCTTGATTACGTCCAATCAGTTATTTATGACGATTTTGCATATCCTGGCGCCTCACTTCTTGGAGTGGAAGCCTTGGCCACAGATCAACTGTCTGGTTCAATGCCAAGGATTTCGTGCCTTGTTACCCGTAACAATGTAGATGTTTACGTTCCTGGAACTGGCTGGACAACCAAGCCATCTAACAATCCAGCCTGGGCCTGTTATGATATGCACGTTAATGCAGAATACGGCGCAGCCATTCCGTATTCCAGAATGAATTACTCAGAGTTTAGTGATTGGGCTGATTTTTGCACAACCAATAATTATACCGTCAATATGTATTTTGACACGGCTATGTCGTTCTCTCAGGCTGTGAATATTCTCAGCACGATGGGACGCGGCACTGTTGTTCAAAAAGGTACAAAGTTCGGTGTTGTTATCGACAAGGCCGACGATCCTGTCCAGATGTTCGGAATGGGTAATATCGTTACCAATTCTTATAAAGAAACATTCTTAGACACTAAAGACAGGGCAAACTGTATAGAAATTACCTATTTCGATGCTGCTAAAAATTATACTCGGCAGACCTTTGAGCTTCGGTCAAGTTCTTTTGATACGGATGCTGATATAACTGAAAATAAAATATCCATTGTTTTATATGCCTGCACATCCAAAACGCTCGCACTTAAACATGCTAAATTTTTACTTAATTGTAATGAATATCTTACCAGGACAATTTCATTTGAAGTCGGGGTCGATGCTTTAGCTTCCAATGTCGGTGATGTTATTTATTTTTCACACGATGTTCCACAATGGGGGTATTCAGGCAGAATAACAGGAGCAACATCTACAACTGTTAATCTTGACAGATTTGTTACGCTTGAATCAGGCACGTCATACCAGGTCGTTGTGCGTCACTATGACGACGACGATCTTGAATTTGCGAGCATTTCTTTTACTGCACCTGATTGGGTCACAGCTACGGCATATAAAGAAGGTGAGAGCGTCAAGAACGGCGGGAATAGCTATACTTCCAAGTCAGATCATACATCTGCGGCTTCTTCTGAGCCCGGCGTCGGTGGAAGCTGGACGACATACTGGACGCTTGATAACACCGAAATTACAATCAAGGATTTAACTCTTAGCGGAGTATGGAGCCAAACACCACAAGCTGACGATATTTATTCGTTCGGAGTAACAAATTCGGTTGTCAAAGAATTTAGGATCATTGGTATCACTCGCACCCAAGATCAAAACAGAAAAATCATGGCTCTTGAATATGACGCCAATGTTTACAGTGATACTGCAACAATCGAAGACTATGAAACTGATTATGATCTGCCATTCGTAACGGATTTGAGGGTTCAGGAGATTTGGGCAGTGGAAGGCGATCTTCCGACCACATTCGTTAATCTGTCATGGCGGGGCTTTGGGGTTCATACTATATATCAAAAAGAATCAACCGAAGATATATGGCGAGCTATCGATACGATTACAGGCAAGAATGATTATGATGTTTATAATCTTGAACCTGGAAAGACATATTATTTTGCAGTTTCGTCAACAAGCAATTGGGAAGACGGCGAATCAGACAGCATTACATTCGATGGGCCTGCCGGAACAGTTCCCTCTGTCCAGAATATTACCCATTCCGAAGAAGTCTATGCCTATCGTGAAAGAAGTTTTACACGCTGGAAAGTGAAATTCGACCCACCAACCTACGGCGATTATTTCTTTTGGTCACATGCCGAGATCTGGCAAATGATTATCGACATGAATACCATCGCCAACGATGAAACGAGCAATGCGAACCATGGAACGATCGAAGGATCCCCGACTATTGAGGACGGTGTCTGGGGTGTCTGGGGCAAATGTCTTGAATTTAACGGCACGACTCAACGGGTGGACTGTGGCGATGGCGGCACAACCGATCTGGCCGATCTTGGCAATGGTGATTTTTCGATCAGTTTTTGGATGGACAGCACATCGATACAGAGTGATGGCTGTATGTTTTCCAAGTATGTCGGTGTCAACGATCATATTTTAATCCGGTCGAACGGCACAAGCAATGAGCTTGAAGTTGCACTGGCCGATGGAGTGAATTCAGTTGTTGGCACATTCACCGATCTGACACCATTTGATAGTAGCTGGCATCATGTTGTCGTAGTTGTAAACAGAACAGACGATAAAATTTATGCCTATATAGACAAAACGATCAGTGCTACGGAACCGGATATCAGTTCTATCGATGCAGATGCTTCGAACGCAGGCAATGTGTCCTGGGGAGCGCAGGACGACGGTTCTTCACCGTATGCCGGCAAGCTCGATGAATGTCGGATTTATAATAGGGCGCTCACGCAAGCTAATGTTGAAGCTTTATACGAACTTGAAGATCTGCAAACCGATCTGATCGGTTACTGGCCATTCAGTTTGTGGCGATTCGTTACTAAGGCCACCAAAGATTATACGTTTGATCCGGTGGAAGAAGGCACAGTCCATTATTGCAAAATACGTTCAGTTTCTTCTCACGGTGTTAAAGAAGATTTTGATGCTGCTCAAACGGTCAGCAAAACAATCATAGGAAAACTGGCCCCGCCAAGCAATCTGTCATCCATGACCGCTGTGGCTAACGGCGATAGCGTTTCAATCTATGCCGATCCGGTGACCGACCCCGATATCGAAGGCTACGAAGTAAGACTCGGAGACGCTTGGGACGGAGCTATCTTTATCAGCCTGAATAAAAACTGTTCACTTCGGTTAAACGGTGTCAGACCCGGAACGCATACATTCTGGATGTCGCCCAAAGATAACTCTGGTAATTACTCGGCCACTCCGGTCAGCGCAACTGTAACGGTATTTATTCCGCCTGGATTCAGCGAGCTTGCAACCTATGGAAGTTGGGCTTGGGACTTCAATACAGGCACTCATAGCAACACGGAACATACGACCTATGACAGCGGAGATGCTTTAAAATGTTCTCACACAGCAAGCGTTTTAACCGGAACGTTCACAAGTCCGGTGCATGATCTAAATGCCATCAAAAAAGTCAGAATTTGGGGTGATTTCAGGACCGCCTTTGTGTCAACCGACACGACCTGGGACGGCGTAGCTCCGGTAGACGTAGATGAAACAATCGATAATGCCGCAGCCGTTGACAAGGGAGGCGGTAAGGTCGGCATTCCAATCACAGATCATAATTTTTCTGCAACCGATGGAATAATGCTGTCCGGCACAACAAATTATGATGGAGAAAACACGGTAGATTCTGAAACGGCCAATGAGGTTGTTATAACGGCAACCTATGTGGCGGAAACATTCGCCGGAACAGAAAGAGCATTTTCTTCGGAAGACGGTGCAACTTGGGACGACCTTTTAGCATCGGTTAAAACCTGGAATCAGATTTTTGAACCGGAAGAAGCCGGCCAGGTCAAAGCAACGTTGTATTACAGTGAATCAAGCAGTACGCCGGGAGTTGGAACTTGGGGATCGGTGGATTTCTTTGAAATTCTGTGCGCTGAAGTTTCGGCCCGGTACGTGTATGTCGAAGTTGAAATTACAGATCCAACGGTAGATACGAATATATATTTAAAAGAATTAAACATGAAAGCTTACGAAGGCCCGCAATAGGAAATAGGTTATGCCTAATTGGGTAGATGATATTTTTGCTGGAGGTCATGTAGCACAGACCGATATGCAGAATTTTGAGAATAATCTTGGTTTGTTAAAGAACTGTTTTGCCGGTACATCTGCACCGACCGTTGGTGTAGCCGACGGTATGTGGTGGTTGGACACAACCAATAGGCTTTTGAAGTATAGGGAAAATTCGGGATGGGTAAGCATTTGGGATTTTGTTGCCGGCGGGCCGGTTGGCGGTGCTGGCGTACCGACTTCACGGTTAATTTCGGCTGGAGCGGGTATGTCCGGCGGTGGCGATTTATCGGCTGACAGAACGCTCACCCATGCCGCCCATACTGGAGACGTTACAGGAGCCGCAGCTTTGGCCATTGCTTCCGGTGCGGTTGACCAAGATGCCATCGGGCCTAATGCCGTCGGTAGAGGTGAACTAAAAACGACAATGCAAAGCATTAATAGAACAGCCACAGGTTTTCAAAGAACATCTTGCACAGGCGCAGGGTACTGTTTCGCTCACATGACACAATGGAGCCATGCGGGGGGGAATTGTGAAGGTGGCGTACTTTGGGGATGGCATGGAGGTTTAGATACATGGGGTAAGGCTTCAATAAAAACAAGTTTATCAAATGGTGCTTGGATAACATTGCGTAATGGAAACGGATCTTATTTAAACGTATATGTCGATGTTTATTATGTTCAATCTTCGGGAGAACTTCATTGGGTATGGATATTAATGCAAAATGGAGAAATTGCGGGAATGTCCGCAGCACCAGATCATCCGGCATATGGCACCGGTGTAATGGAAACACCTTTTAGTCCGGAAGATTATGATGTGTCAAAAGGAGATGAAATTGTACTGATAAACCCAACACTCAAACAGGTAGCACAAGTCAATGCTCGATGCCTTCCGAAAGAAGGCGGTGGTTTTTTGACAATAGCAGACATAGAAGCAGGTGCTAAGCGTGACTACCTTAAACAAAAAAGACCCTGGACAGATGCCTTTCTTGAGCTTTTTGAAATTCAGGAATCAAAACAAGCTGATTGGCCAGACATTCCTGTCACTGTTGCACTTCCCGACGTTTACGAAGGCCAAATTATTTCAGATTGGCGAATGATGCCACAAAAGAAATATGACGAGGATGGAAATTTAGTATCTGTTATAATTGAACCGATTAAACGGGTAATAGCAAGACCGGACTTTGTTACGCCTTTAACAATAAAAGAAAGGGTTATTTAAGGAGTAAGTTATGCCTGATTGGGTAGACGATATTTTTGCTGGAGGTCACGTAGCACAGACTGACATGCAGGCCATTGAAAACAATTTTGGATTGTTGAAGATTTCTTTTGCCGGCGCTTCTGCACCAACGGTCAACGTAGCTGACGGTATGTGGTGGCTGGATACAGGTAATAGAATCTTGAAGTATCGGGAAAACGGTTTGTGGGTTAACATTTATGATTTTGCCAATTCCCGCGTTCTTGCTTCCCTCGATTGCAGCCGGAGTGTTTTAGCTGGAACCGGCATGTCGGGCGGGGGAGTATTAAGTGCTGATCGAACAATCAGCCACGGCAGTTCACAGGTCTGTACGCTTGATACCATTCCTGCCGATTTAATTACATTAGCAAATATGCAACATGGTTCTATCCCTCTGCCGTTTATAGACTCCGAAAAAGGTACAGAACTTTCTACAAATAGCAGCTCTTATGTTTCTGTATTTACGTCAAGGTTTTATGTGCCTACTGATGCAACGGTTATTTATGGCTACGCACGGATGAGAGGGCAAAGCAGTGTAACCGTTTCTTGCCGATTAGTTATCAGTGCAACCGGCGCTGCTGGATCAACTTCCAGTACGAGTTATACATGGATACCAATCGGAGCATGTGATGTCAGTAGTGTGTCGGGATGGCAAACTTTACAAATACAATTGAAAGTAACCAATGTGGCTTATACTGGTTATCTTCAAGGTTATTCATTCTATTGGGCGTAAAATGTTTAAAGAATTAGCTGATTTAATAGGTTTCGGCCGGAAAATTTATGCTCACGGCAAATGGTGGACACGTCTGCAAGAGCTTCAACACGGCGTACTGTTAGTAACAAAGTCGCCAGATGAACTTCCCTGCCGTGTGTATATCGTTCGGCCTACTGACGAAGACAAACGGCACGAAATTTTATTCAGGAATTTTAAAGAAAAGAAGTCTTGACAGGCTTTTTATTTTCGATACAATCTTACTATTAGTAAGTAAAATTATTTAATCACCATAATTTTATTACAATAGGCAAGAAGGACAGCATGATTGAATGGAACAAAATACCGGAATTTGCCCGGGAAGAATTTGACGATCCGAATCACCCTGGATCCGGTGATTTAATTGATCCAGTGTTATTCAGTAAAATATTAACTATGCGTAGATATACCGGATGGCCGACCGTAATACATGGGATCGTCGGCGGAGCGGTCGATGTGGATGGCAGGCACGGCCATGCTAAAAGCAGTCTTCATTTAAAGAAGATGGGCTGCAAGGCTGCTGATTTTCACTTTAATACCGAAGCACCGACCCGTGAGCAGTATAATATAGTCCGGCAGTTTGGGTTTTCGGGTGTTGGAATTTATTACGACTGGCATTGGTTCGGAGAACAACTCCGAATTGGATTTCATGTGGATGATCGTCCACGGGACCGCATTCAACGTTGGACCCGCAGGGACGGAGAATATTTTTATCTGTTAAGATAGCGGAGGTTTTTATGCCACTACCATTGATATTAGCACCACTTGTAACTATGCTCGCCAATAAGGGGTTAAACGCTTTGGCAAAGGCCGTTGATGGGGCAGGGGACAAGGCTCTTGAATTCGTTGAAGAAAAAACCGGCATAAAATTAACTGACAATGCGGGTTTGCCGGTACAAACGCTTTCGTCCGATCAAGTGGTTACGCTAAAGAAGCTTGAATCTGACGAAAAAGTCGAGATTCTACGGTTGTCTCTGGAAAGACAAAAAGAGGAAAACCGGCATAAAGAAGCCGTGATCGATGATAAAAAAGATGCTCGCAGCATGTATACGTCAACCGACCACGCCCTGCAGGACGAAATCGCTAAAAAGGTGTTCAAGCAAACCACTTTTCTTGTGCCGATTTTAGTAGGGCTAAACATGGCGATGATCTTATTTGCTAAATGGAAAAACATCGATCCGGCAGTAGCGGTCGCCCTGGGAAATATATTGGGCTTTGTACTTGGCAAGCTGCTCGATGAACGCAAAACCGTCATTGAGTTTCTGTTCGGCGCGTCAATAGATAAGGTTGAGCGAGGTAAAGAAAATGGCTAAACAAGTGTGCTCCCTGCATTCAGGGTTTGAAAAGTCTATCGAAACATTAGAAACAGATAGTTCAGACAATAAAACTGCTCATGAACGTATTCACCGGCGTATCGATGAACGGGTAACAAACAAGTACTTTCTTTTGCTCGTTGTCCTTGTAATCGGTGGGCTTGGTTTTCAATGGGGAGTTTACGAAAAGATAAACAGCGTTGAAAAAAAGGTTGCTGTTATTGAAGCAAAAATTACAAATAAAAAACGGTAAGTATGAAAATACATAAATATCTTAAAATATCCCTCACTTGTTTCATGCTTAAAAGAATTTAAGCTAATTCCTGCCGTTAATCTCGCCCAAAATAATATTTTTCCCTTGTTTTTATCTAAAATTTATACTTTAAGTAAGATATAAGCACAGGTGGAAGTATGGAAGATATTCGCTGTTCAGGCAGACATATTCTGATTGAAAATTTATTAGAGCAATGTGCCGATGAATGGAAAAATATGTGGCACAACGCTACGATCACAGATTGGCCTGAAATTGAGTCCGATAAAGAGTGGACATGGTTTTGGAGCTGGCTCGGGGATCAGTCTCATTTCTGGATAGACGATCTTCAAGAACTTATCAAAGAAGATTTTGGACTTGACATGGTTCTTTATTTTTGGGGCCGGTCAAGCGCAACAGTAGCTCCGGACGGTTTTCTTAGTAAGTATTATAGAGAGCTTGGCGAAGATACCATTTTAGATCTGGAATATTATAGCGATCTCCAATGTCCGGACGAATATCTTGACGCTTACAATATCGCTAAAAATCACCTCGAAGCATTCCGGCTAATCAACAAAACCGTCAAGGCCGGAGCCAGTGTGATCGCTAAGCAGTGGGAAGAAGCCAAAGAAGCTAACAAATGGGAATTTGATTGTGTATAAAAACGCAACCTTTTCAATGTGCCGGACTTGGCGCTATGAACTTCGTCGTATATGGGACGACCGAAAGCCGTTTGTGCTTTTTATATGTCTGAATCCGTCAACGGCAGATGAAACAAAGAACGATCCCACTGTGACCCGCTGTATTAAGTACGCTGAACGATGGGGTTACGGCGGAATGGTCATGGCCAATATTTTTGCGTTCAGGGCTACTAAGCCCAAAGTAATGAAAGCGTTCCACGCTCCCATTGGTCCTGAGAATGATCGATATTTAAAACAACTTCACAGTATGGCAGGCATAACTATTTGTGCCTGGGGAAATCACGGAAAGTTCAAAAATCGCGGCATTGAGGTCTATTCGTTTTTAAGGAGTCCATATTGTTTAAAAACAACAGGCAGCGGTCATCCCGGGCATCCTCTGTATTTAAGAGCTGATGCAAGGCCGACGCCGTTTTATTTTGCTGGCATATAGCTCAATTGGCAGAGCGTTGTTATGCCAGCTAAATGAGATTTGAACTATGGACTTTTTACTGAGAAGGTTTGTTCATGATGTAAGCGAGTTCTATGATCTGTATTATCACGGTGATATGATAATCTGCAATATAAAGGCGCTGCATCTTGAAAAAATAAAAGAAATGTTCGATCCAAAAAGATTTGAAAATACATTAAATATTCGAACTGAATGCAGAGCGTTTTTGTCAGAAGTTCAGGAAGCGGTAAATCAAGAATGTTATGTGTTCTAAATTTTAAAATCCAGAATAACGGGGCGTGAGAATGCCTTCTCGCCCCTGCCACAGAGGGTACTACGGAAGCGGTCTGTAATCGGCCTTGAAAGCCGAGGGGTGGTAAAACATCGGGGTTCGAACCCTCTACCCTCTGCCATAAAACAAAAGCCGGTATAGCTCCAACGGTAGAGCAGCGGGTTTGTAACCTGACGGTTGGGGGTTCAAATCCCTCTACCGGCTCCAAAGTATCATTAAAGGCGCATATAGAACCTATATGTGCTTTTTAAGTATCAAAAGTATAATAAGGTGGGTTCGCACAGTCCGGTAGTGCAGTCGCCTGCTAAGCGACCGGTGTAAAAGCCTCACAGGTTCAAATCCTGTACCCACCGCCACGGATGGATAGCTCAGTTGATAGAGCAGCCGACTTTTAATCGGCATGTCGTAGGTTTAACCCCTACTCCATCCACCATGGATGGATAGCTCAGTTGATAGAGCCGCCGGCTCATAACCGGCAGGTCGTAGGTTTAACTCCTACTCCATTCACCACGGGCGGGTAGCTCAGTTCGGTAGAGCAAACGGCCGATAACCGTTAGGCCGCAAGTTCGAATCTTGCCCCGCCTACCACGGGCGCTCATGTTCCTCGGTGGCGACGGAGTCTCCAAAACTCTGTGTGGTAGGTTCAATTCCTACAGCGTTCGCCATTTTAAAATATTTCTTTAATTGTTTTCTTACTAATAATAAACTTTTTTCTTGACATCTGCTAAGATGTCCATTACAAAGCAAAAAGATCAGGTGCAGTAAGAGAAGGGCTACTTCGCTCATACCGAAAAACGGGCCTGGCCCGTTTAATCCCTTCTCAATTTTCTCTCCTGTAACAATTTGGATAGCAGAGGAAGTAAGCTGAGGGCTACTTCGATAATTAGGCATTGAAAACCTCCCTCAACAATTTTCTCCTTTGACTTCGAATTAAAGCAGGACAGTAGATTTCATTATTAATTTACTGCCTGTTTTTTTTTGCCTTGTATCTCTCTAATAGTAAGATTTAATTAAGAAAGGAGAAGCAAAAATGGCACGATTTAATAAACCTACAGAAGTCCAAAGTCAAACGGTCAACCATGAGGGCGCTGTGGCCTATCAGATGGGTGCGGAGATGGAGTTGGTCACGATCCTGCTGACCTCTTTCGCCCAGGACAGTTATTACGAATCCGCTGATAAGACATTTGACAGGCTGATCGGTCTGATCGATGCACTCCCCGATAAAACATTTGCCGCTAAAGCTGCGATTTATGCCCGTAACCAATTCGGTATGCGGTCAATCAGCCATGTCGTGGCCGGCGAGATCGCCGCTAAAGTGAAGGGCGAATCCTGGACAAAACGTTTTATTGAGCAAGTTGTCCGGAGACCGGACGATATGACTGAAATCCTCAGTTATTATCAGTCCAAATATGGCAGAACTCCGATCCCGAATTCTTTAAAGAAGGGCTTTGCCTTGGCCTTTAATAAATTTGACCGGTATCAGCTTGCTAAGTACCGTGGCGAACGGCAGGCCGTATCGTTGATCGATGTGGTTAATATTTCACATCCGGTTCCGACAGAACACAATAAAGAAGCTCTAAGGCTTCTGGTCGCTGACAAGCTGCGATCTGAGGACACCCGTGATGCTGTTATGACGGAAATCGGTCAGCGGGATATCAGCGATACCGAAAAGATTGAAAAGAAAGCCGAAGCATGGACTGATTTGCTCAAGACTGATTCACATGGCAGGCGTAAACTCGGGTACTTTGCACTTGTCAAAAATCTGCGGAATATCATCGAGCAAGCTCCGGAGCAAATTGATACGGTCTGTGAGGCATTGATAGATACACAGGTTATCCGTAAATCCTTGGTAATGCCGTTTCGTCTTTATACGGCCTATAAGCAAATTCAGGATATCCACAACTATGAGGCTGTTAGGGTGCTGGACGCTCTCGCTACGGCGCTTAATCTGTCCTGTGAGAATATTCCAGGGCTTCCAGGTAACAGTATCATAGGTATCGATAATTCACATTCGATGAAAGGTAATTTAATTTCACCGAAAAGTGTTGTCACAAGGGCTGATATCGCCTGTCTGTTGGGCGCCATGATGTTCGAAAGAACCGACAATACCGTTGTTATGCTGTTTGCTGATACCCATGAAATTGCACCGTTGATGAAATCAAACAGTGTGCTTGCCAATATGGAAATCATTCGCAGGGTTGACGTTGGTCTTGGTCATAACACCAATGGTTATTTGGTTCCCGAACAGGCAAGACGCAGCAATCTGCATGTTGACAACTTTTTGATTTTCACCGATCTGCAAATGTACGATGCCGAAGGTGTCAGGTATGATCGAACACCACCGACTCCTGGTCGGAGTTTCAAGAAAGAAATCACCAAATATCGCCGTGATGTAAATCCGAAAGCTAAGGTTTATTCGTTCGATTGTGCAGGCTATGGCACATTGCAAATGCCTGCGGGCGATCCGAAGTCTTACCTTCTGGCTGGATTCAGTGAAAAGATGTTTGACACCATCAAACTGCTGGAAAAGGATCGGAACGCTTTTCTCAATATGATTAAAACCATCGATCTATAACGTAAACATGGGGGAAAGTCTCACGTCTTTAATCTGGCTACGCCAATGCCAGGGAGTTAGTCACTCCAATTACCGGTACGTGAGCCTTCCCCTGTTTTTAACCAGGAGAATATAATCCATGCACGACTATATTATCAAAGAAATGGCTGATTTGGTCTGCAAAGAAATTGGATCGGCAGACTTTCCAGCAGAAACTAAGATCAGCGAAAAAGTTGAATCAGCTTTAGAGCAGTATTGGGCAGATAAGATCGCCTGTATTTGGTCGGTTGAAGATGTTCATTTTCAGGCCAAACAGGACGAAGTCAAAGTCACCGATGAACAGGCCGTAGAGGTCTTGGAACTTGTCCACAGGAAGATGGACGCTAATTTAGGCATTAATTGGGATGTGCTTAGCGAAGGCATCAGTACAATTTTAAGGGAACAGGAAAGCCTATGACAGTTCAATGCGAAAACTGCAGCAAACAGTTCAATGAATCAAAAATTCTTTTTAAGTTGATTGAAATCCAGAATTTATTTGAACGGATTGCACCCGGGGACATTGTGCCTTTTGGTGAATGTCCGGAATGCGATTCGTTTGTGTATCCATACGTGCAGCCTATCCGCGTTCTTTGGGGATCAGATCAAAACGGACATACTTTTGAAAGCTTTAATTCAGAACATGAAAAAAAGGGATATCTACAAGCCTTGGACGACCATGCTGGATGGCTTGAATCCGAAGTGTTTCATCCCGACAAAAATGGAAAATTTGAACCTCTGGAAGATGGAATAAGAGAAGATTTAATACAATGCGGTTATTCAGAGGATGATCTTGAATGGTAAAAAACATGGTGGGGATGGTGAAGCGGTCAACACGAAGGATTGTGGCTCCTTTATTCGCGGGTTCAAATCCCGTTCCTCACCCCACATAATATTGGGGAGTAGGTCAGTCTGGTCAGACGGCCGGCCTTGGGAGCCGGAGGTCGCCGGTTCAAATCCGGCCTCCCCAACCATTTTATATACGGGCGTAGCAGAATTGGCATATGCTGCGGGCTTAGACCCCGTGTATTCTGGAGGTTCGACTCCTCTCGCCCGTACCAATTTCAATCAGGAGAATCCAATGTCATCAAATTACGTTCTGCAAAAAGCCGAAAAAAGCTACTGTCCAGACTGCAATAATAATGTGTTCCTTTTGGCAACTCAAGAGTTTTTAAAAAACGATCCAGCTTTTTATATTTGTTTTGAATGTCAAAGAATAGCAGAGGTCGGGGTAAGGCCAATCGAAAAAATATAAATGAATGAAGCTTTATGATCTAACAAATATTTCGTTTGACAATAAAATCACCCCCACCTTTGCCTGCGTCTTTGACCGGCATGCCTTTATTTCACACGTTCTGCGGTGCAAATATGAAAGAGGCGGCTACGAACTTAATGAAACCAAAGTGATTTTATTTAAGCTGGCCTCACAGATCTATCGCAATCCAATCTATTTTGATGCATTTACCAGAAATGTATTTGTTGATCGTGATGTGTCGGACATGAACCGACTCGGTGCTTGCCCTGTCAGAGCAGAATTCGAACACGCATTTGTGTTCGGCAGCATCCGTGAAGCTTTCTGGATCAGAGGCTATACCAAAATTGAAGGCAAGCCCAAAACTCTATGGGGCGATCTCATTGCCATTCATCCGTTCGGCCAGGACGATCCCTGGGGCGGCTGGCACTCCTATTACATCCTCAAAGAATCCAACCCTATCCATCAAAAGTGGGTCACTCGGAACGAATACAAAGGCATTCTGAAACGCTACGGTCAGTCCGCAACGTATGTCAGTTATGCAATTTCATTTCCGTGGAAGCGATATAAAACCTATTTCGAAAAAAATGGCGAGTTCAGCAAAGCTTTTATTGAAGGTCATTTTGGGATCAGCGTCAAGGATTTCTGGCGCAACTGTAAACACGGCAATTATGAGCATATTAAGCAGCTCAAAAAAGAGCGCAGACTTGCCCCATCCCGATTCGTTCCGGGCGTAACAAAATTTGATCGCGGACCTCAGCCCGTACAGACAGCATTATTTAATTAGGAGTAACCATGAAGCCATCTAAAAGAAAGCTGAAAATTATCAACAAAATGATCGGCAAAGATACAGGTATTCAAAGTGAAATTGCCAAATTAATCGATAAGCACGGTCATTGGGGCCAGTACGACAAATACGACAGAGAGGACTGGAAGTACGAAATTACCAACAGTTATACCAACCTCGGCTATTGGGAATGGGTTGTCCATCAAATAGAAGCCGAAGATGCTTAGAAGGAAAACCATCATGAAAAAATGGCTGTCAGTGCCAAAAGAAAAATGCGAACTGGCAGGACCGTATGAATGTCCGGCCTGCGGATATCACTGCATGATCGATACTACTTTTCTTGACCAGGTTCAAGATACGATTATTTGTCCGTCATGCGTAACAATATCGGAAGTTCCAGAATAATTTTTAATTGTTCTTAACTAAAATTTGTCCAAGGAAAACTATGCCCGTATATGAATTTGAATGCGAAGATTGTGGCGAGATCTTTGAACTTATCACGATTAAAAGTCAAAAAACGGCTCCATGCCCCGAATGTATCGGCGGGCCTGACGATAAACCTGGAAGGGGGATCAAAGTTCCTTCCGCAGCGAACTTTGTAGTGAAAGGCTATAACGCTAAAAACCAATATTCAAAGGCAAGTTAAATGGAAGCACATCAAATAGTAGAAGAATGCGACAATTTTTGTAATGGCTGCTTGATGTCTATTCGTGGATGCAAGGATGCCATTATCAGAGATCAAACAGATAAAAAATGTACTGGCTGTGATCATATTATCGAAAGGGATGATCTGGCTGAATGCACAGCATGGTACTGCAATGCCTACGCCAATCCGTCTTTAAAATGGCGAAATGACCAAATATGCCCGCTTGCCACGCATGTCAAAGCGGCCAGTTCAGTCAAGTCCGAAAAGGTCAGGGTCGGCCAGCAAAAAAGGAAAAAACACTAATGAGCACCCGTGAAATTCTTGACAAGCTGCTGCTTAACGATTTTGAGGTTGAAGATATTGTTTCTCACCTTGGAGATCCAAACGCTGTCAGCGATATGGTTGAATTCAGGATGGGTCTTACCGGCTCAAAAATACCAAACAGTATTTGGAACAACGCTCCGACCAGAATTTATCAGCTTAAAATCCCTGATGAAATTCAGGGCCTCATTGATCGGCTGTATAAAATATTACAAAGCACGAAATCATCTACAGATTTTGATCAGCTCATACTGACAAATCTTGTTCGTGACGGCCTTGTTCACCTTCATGAGCGGCACAAACGGCGCTACGCCCGGCTGAAAGGCTATGACATCATAGACTGTCCTATGTGTGACCGGCCTTTTATAACCGGTGGTAAAAAGAATTGTGATTACAATGCCATCAAAAAATACGGCGGCTGCACCCACTGCCTTGGATATTGTCCGATCTGCTCAAAAGAAAAAGGAAAAACCCATGATGATTCCTGACAGAATTACAATCGAAAGTTACATTGAAGCTACCATCATAGTTGCAAAATTTTTATGGAAGGTCTTTAAAAAACACCGCCTTAATCTGCCTGGATGGAACTATGAACTTAAACTGTTTACTGCATGGCAAAGAATCGGAACTGAATTATTGAAGTTGCAAATTGAGGTCCGGATGCTCCAAATTCAGCAGGCATTCAAGGAAGATCCAGTTATTTTACTAACCGATGAAGTCAAGGACGCAGCATGAAGATCCTCACACCATCCGACATGCTTGATAAATTCAAGTTGGAAGTATGCGCCAAAACTGAGGACATAGATCCCGATGAAGAAAGAGATTGGTTTTGTCTTTCTATCGGGTACTTCCTTGCTCTCGGAGCCGGCCCTGAGCTATCTCATGAGCTGGCTCGAACAGCACGATATAAATACGGTTACTGGCAATAAATTAAGGACGCAGCCTAATGGGATTCTGGAATCAATATCCAAAACGAAAAGACCGACGCAAGCCGCGCAAATTTCCAAGCAACGGATGTTATCCTGGCGGTAGCTGTCCCTGGTGTCGTGGTAATCGCCGGTTTTTTGATCGTAAACGCCGGGTTCCAGCCGATCAGGAGTTGGCTAAATATCAAAAAGGGAAAGGAAGAACGCAACATGGGGATGGAGATAGCCGAAATCAAAGAAAGGATTGACAAACCCGACTCCCTGTGGCGAGTATGGCATTTGGTGGACCCGGACGAACCGTATAGCGTTTATGACCTTTCAATCGATGATCTGATAAAAAGGTATCCAACGGCCGCTGTTATGCTGGCTGAATGCCACGGCATCGAGCTTGAAGTCATTGGTAAAAAACACATAAGGATCGCCAGAATTGAAATTTAAATTAATCATCATACTGATTGCTTTGATTTTTGTCCTTCAAGTTTGGGCCGGCGAGCCATTATTGAGGGACGGACAGCGTCTACAACCGGACAGATGGAATAAAAACCGTATCAATATTACCACAGGCGCCGGCAAGAAGGTCGGCCACATCCAGCGGGATCCGTGGGGGCCCAACAAGATGACAGTTCACGACAAAAACGGAAAGCATACCAAGGATTTAAAGCGTGATCTGTTCTGGCCGGATCGGTGGAAGGTGAAGGAAGATCAATGAAACGAATCTGTCTTACATGCAAAGAGGACGAAACGGAATATTACGATAAGATCACTCAGATCTTAATGAAATATCCACATAGTCAGTTCGTAAATCCCGGTGGCCGGGAGTTTGAATTTAGTTTCGGCAGATGTCACGTTCAGGATTATTGCTATAAAGAAGATTACGAAACGCTTCGTAGTTTTCTGCTTAAAAACAACAAAGAGTTGCCGTAAAGGGATCATGTCCGAATATCAACACATAATCTGTGCTTAAATTAAAAATGGTGTTCATGATGTTGGTCCCGAATCTTTTCTTTTGGATGATCCACGATTGAGGCAAGGGATCTTGAGTTTTAGTTATTCTTATGACGATCTGTATGTTGTGTCCTGTAATATCGTATAACTTTGCGCAAAATATCACAATATAACTGGCTAAAAGGAGGAAAAGTATGCGTCAGTATTGGCTTGGTGTGGTTGGAAGTATTATGGCTGTAGATGATTTTGAATCAAGACTTTGGTGGTGTTTTCCACCAAAAGCTAAGCGAGGTGATTACATATTTATGTACTGCACAAAAACTGTTAGTGAAAAACGACAGGGTATTTTTTGTTTGTGCAAACTAAAAACAGCACCTAAGGTTCAAAATGAAAAGAACCTTAGTTGCTCAGGATACGGAAAAACCAGTTTCGCTATAAAGGAAGTCTTCTTTATGGTGACTTGGAATTTATTGAAAGATTCAAAATTCACTTAACAGCTAAGAAAATAAAGAAAGATAGAAAATTATATGAAATTAGCGCAGTAAGGAGAAATTTTCAAGGCACGACTTTCGAGCTTGATAAATTTGCTTTTGATAGAATGAAATTGATTTTGAAGGAAAAAAATAAGGATTGCTAAGAACACAAAATAACAGAATAGAATATTATTCTTCGATTATAAATATTTCTGCCGGCAAACTATCTACGTTTTCTTGTATTTTGGAAGCTTCTTCTGGCGGTTCATTTAATTCAACATTTGTTAAGGGATTTAAATATCTATAAATTTCTAATAAAGGATTATTATTTCTAATTTGAACTAATTTCACCCCTTGATTCTCGGCTGTTTGATAAACTCTTGAACTTTGTCCAAGTTTGTCAAAAATTACTACTCCATGTCGCCCCACTCTTCCTATTTTATCTTCAATCACTTCTTGATTTCCTGAAGCTATAAGGCCAAGTTCTATTCTTATTCTTCCTCGTTTAGATTCAACTTCCGCATCTGCTTCTCGATCAACTTCCGCATCTCTATCAATATTCATCCAACAATTTACATTTTCTGTAAAACCCAACAATGTTAATATTGCCCGTGTTAAAACTCCCTCAAACTGTTTACCTATCTTAGATTTTTGAGATCCTCTTATATTGAGAGTAGCAGATCCTGCCATTAATAAAAGCCATGCTTGATCTTTAAAATCTTCTCTCCCGATGTCGGAAAACAACTCATGAAAAAATTCTATTGTTTCTTTTAAAATCTCTGGATAATGTTCTTTCTTAAACCCTAAGTTTGTAGCTGTTTTTGCCGCTAACCCCATTATCCACAAAAGGAGATTTTTTAATTCTTTTGGTGTACTTGTTTTAGTATTTAAATCTTGTAAAAGAAACTCCATCCAATCTGGACCATATTTTTCTATAGCATCCTTTTGTATCTCACTTAACCATAAATAGGTTGCTAACAATTTACCTTTTGTGTTGTATTCAGTTAGCAGTCTGTAATTTCCCCCCATAAGGGTATCAAATGTGAGTTTTCTCAATGCTATCTCTGAAAAAGGATCAGTTAAAATAACATTTTTCGCGAGCCATTCTTTATAATTGTCTAATCTATAATCAAATTCCATATTAGTAGCCATTTCTGAACCTTTCATGAATATCAAAATCTACTCTTTTTATTTCAGGAAACAACTTTTTTTTGTTTTGTTTCATATAATCAAAATATTTTGGCTCATTATCTATTAACAGGAATCTTCTATTTAGCTCATGGGCTGCTTCACCAACTGTTCCAATTCCGGCAAAAGGATCTAATACCAAATCATCTTTAAAGGAGTAATATCTTATCACTTTTTTAGCTAATTCTAAAGGAAATACAGCAGGATGTATTTTTGAATGTCCTGGATGAATTTCCCAAACATTAGTAACATCATAATCACCTAAGATTTTAGACTCCTCTACGAGATTAGGGTCGTGATGCTTTCTTAAATTCCAATCAATAAGTTTATCAGTCTTTTTTCGATAGACTATAATATATTCAGTTACTGGAACAGGTTTATATTGCAATGGTTGACGATCTGCTGCAAACCTTCTACCCCTACCAAGATTCCAACCAGCTCCTTCTGGTTTCACCCAGATTATATCATCTATAAATTCAAACCCTACACTATCAAATATTTTATGAAAATCAAAGGGGATAGGAATCCTTTTGCTGGAAGTATTTCTGGATGTTCGTCTAATTAGAATTGGGGAAACATTTATAACAAAAAATCTACCTTCTGATAAAATTGAATGAGTTCTTTTTATAACTTTTCTAATAAAATCTAAGTATTCTTGGTAATCAACATATTCTGAATATTCAGGTTTTGCGTTAAAATATGGTGGAGAAGTAAAAACCAATTGAGCAGTATCTGGCGGGAAATCTTCTAAAACATCTACACTATCTCCTAAAATTACTTTATTAGGGATTGCTGCTGGATAAAAACGCTTTGCCTTTGTTTTCCGTTTTTTGGGTTTGGTGTCTTTATACTTATTGACCCTTGATTTGATAATTTTCGTATCAGTTGAATCTATTATTTTAGTCAATTGTTGATCTATATTTATCTCACCTATAAGCCTATTCTTATCATTTTTTAGTTTTAGTGGGACTCTCCAAATTTCATGGCGATCATCATATTCAGGCAATCCCAATAAGACAAATTCAGAACAATCTGATAATTTTTCATTAATCCATTTACCAGAAAGTGCTTTTGCTTTTTTTACTGAGCCTTTCTCAAATAACATTGGATTCAGATTTTATTTTGGATTTGGAATATAGGAATAGTACCACGAAATATTATTACAAAATTAGCTATTATACCAAAATATATTGTGTGTCAATAATTATCAATACACAATATATAGCATATATATAACAAACTGGAATTTTTAGGAAGTTCGTTTACATGGCTTGGTTGGATACTATCTTAGCATTTCATTTTGCGGTGTACCCCCCTCAAAGCCCTACCCCCTTAATCAATCAAATTGCCACCAGTAGCAGCCTCTTTTGTAAGCAATAGCACAACAGGAATATCTATCTTATGTCAACCATTATTCTATGCATTAATTTACGATACCTGCCTTTCAATCAATATCCAGGTCACCTCAGAATATGAATTGATTGGGGTTCCTTATCTTCAATCATAAACAATTTGTGATATGGTCAAAAATCGGAAAAGCGGCCGGCGGTGATACGTAATGGTGAGCGCGGGGTTTTGAACGTCTTAAAACCTGCACTATCTCCAACGTATTTGCACATTAAATGGCTTTTGAAATGTTTTGATATCTTAAGTGTCAATAGAGGTTTTAATTCGTTTTCAGGTTCGTCAAGTCAAGTATAGGTCAGGACAAATAATGGAAGTTAATAATGAATTTCAAGGTCGAATTTAACTACAAAGACGGTCTGCTGCACGTGAAAAAACCGCAGGGTGAGGAAAAGGCATTCCTGTGGCCTCTGCCCGAAGTCGAAGTTCAGCCCTTTATCCGGTTTGTGAGTGAATCAACTTTGGCCGCTCCCCAGGCATTTTCTGCTCAAACTTCTCCGGATTTGCCGTCATCATCCGATATCTCTGAAAGTCAGCCGTAATCAATTCGTTATTCATAAGCGCAATAAAAGCCAGTATGATATAAAATTCTTTTTTTCGGTGCTTAATTTTATACTTGGCAGCCAATTTAAATACGGCTTGCGACAACGGATCGCTGGGCAAATTTTCCTGAATCTGATCCTTCATCCACCTCACCGGATCTTTCCTGAAAGCCTCTACCTCTTTAGAATTCATTGGCATTCGATACATATCTAATTTCTCCCAAGCATTCGGTCAGCTACATCGTGATAAGTTACCATCTGTGCAACTATAAAAGTAAGATCTGAAAGATCTTGATGGATTATAATTACCTTGTTTAAGTCAAATTCCTGATCTGCAAGATGGGTTTTGAGGGTCTCAGGCAACATGCCAGGATCCTGCTGTACCAAACCAACCCAAGCCCTCATATCAAAATGTCCGTATCCAGCAACAAATTTCATTCGTTCCAAAATCGATTCAGGAATTTTAATCTCACGAATAACAGCATGATCAGATATTCGTTTTTTGGTGGCTTGATATTGATCCAAGTTAGTCATCATAGCCCCGTTTCCATTTTGGTAATGTCATTACCAAAATAATATAAAATAATATAAAACTATGGAAAATCGCCTTGCAACCCCCTTAAAAATTTGTAATAATTTCAAGGCTTGAAAAAATCAGTACAATATAGGGGCTAACAGGTATTTCAGTTTTGCTGATCAAGGTTATATCGCCCGTATGAACGGCGAGTTTGATCAGCAAATTCAAACCTAAGCTGAGCGTTTCAAATTTTAAAAGGGGATCAAATATATTTTGTTTTCAATGAATTATTTTGATTTATATTTTTAAAATTCGAAACCCTTCGGGATTGCCGATCTTACCGCATCTACTGTGTCAGATGCCGTCCCGCATAGTTGACTATAGCGGAACGACATCTTCCTTGTATCTGCGGCAATCTCGACAATCGCTCAACTTAGGTCAAAAGTAGTTTTGATTTGTTCTAAGTTTTTATAGGTTACGGAAGATTAGAAATTAAATGACAAAAGATTCGTCTACTGATAATAAAATGTAAACTGTTGAGTTATCACTGCTGTCCGGTTAACTTTTTTGAAAAGCAAGTTAACTATATGAATTTAAATTAAATATTGACGAAATTGAAAGGGAACGATTTGAATTTGCCTTAAACCTGGTTTCATGGT